TGAGAGCATGTGCGAGCAACTCGCGCTTGGCGTACCAGCTATCGAAGAGCAGGATGACCTGGCGTTTTTCAAGGATTGGCATGACTTCATCGAGAAGCTGGCAGGCAAGTGTCAGCTTCGAGGCTTCGCCGTTGCTCATGACGTAGCCAATCGGCACCGCGATATAACGGATCTGCTGCTTGCCTGCGGTCTCATGGAGGACCGGCACGCTCATCGTCAGGCTGACGAAGGCATGCCCATTGAAATAGGACTTGCCATCGTGTTTGGCGTGGTCGTACAGGATGCCTACACCGTCGAAGTGCTTGCCCCACTTGGCAATGGACGTGTCGTCCACGCTGAGCAGGATAGGCTCCTGCCGCAGTGCCTCTGGCACTATGGCAAGCGCCTGCAGCGCCAAGGCCTGGCGAATGGATGCATCCGTGACGAGGCCGTTGCCAAGGGCGCGGTAATAGCTGTTGAGCGATGCGTCCGTCTGCTTCGATAGGAACTGCCGGAACAGGCAGCGCACCGACGGCGCCGACTCCAGAGCCAGTTGAGCAATGAGTAACCACGCCAGCAGATGGCGCGTCCGTCTCGTCGCAGATGGGAACAAGGAAGAAAAAGTCGTCAGGAGTCTGTTAACTGTCGGCTGACTGGTGTATAATTGAGACATCACGTAGCACCTCTCGTGTTTGGTTTGTGGTGAAATCTTGAAGTGGTAAACTAAAATTGGACACGGAGGGGGTAATTTTTGGACATACGGTGTATACTGTACGGATAGTACGAAATTAATTATCGGACAGAAATTCTCCCTCACAGGACAGGAGGTTTGCCGTGAAGTACACAAAAGAACAGAGATTGGACATTGGCCGCCGCATTTACGACGGCGAAATCAGCCGGTATGAAGCTGCAGAGGAATACGTTATCAATGAGCAGACGGCACGGAATTACATGAGAATGTACCGGGATGCCAACCAGTTGCCGCCCAAGCAGGGACGAAGAAGCATCTGTGCGCCCTCGTTCAAGAAAGCTCCGGCAGAGCTGGATGAACTGAAGGCGATGACAAAGGAAGAACTTATCCAGGAACTAATCAAGGCCAAGATAACCGAGGCACGGCTAAAAAAAGGCTACGAGGTGAAGGGGGATGGTACTGTAATTCTGTACGGCAACAAGATTATCAAGTAATCATGGAACTATCCGGAGAAATTCCGGTGAAGCTTCTTTGCAAGACAATGGGCATCCAGAGGAGCAGTTTCTACGCTTGGAAAAAACATCTTTCTCAGCCGTCGGGCAAAGAAAAGCGCCTTTTGAGCAACGTCCTGCTGTTCCAGGAGTACCATTGGAAGTATCCATCGCACGGCTATCGCTGGCTGAACGCCAAGATACGGTTGGACAAAGAGATTGTCCTGTCCGATCCCTATGCCCACAAATGCTGTAGGATTGCGGGAATCAAGAGCAAATCCAAGCACTACAGGTACAAGAAGGCTGGCGATCCAGCGCGGATATTTCCCAACCTGCTCATGTCTGAAATGCAGATCGATGGGCCAATGCAGTGCATCGTGAGTGATATGACCGCTTTTTATGTGAAAGGCATCTACCATGAACTGACTCTTTATATGGATCTATGGAACAATGAGATTGTCAGTCATTCCCTCTCTGCAAAACGCGGTGATCGCATGACTTACATCAGCGGACTGGAAAATCTGATTGAGTGGCAAAAACGGCATCCGGAGCACCAAATGGTTCTCCATTCTGACCAGGGATCGGTCTACGCCTCCAAAGCCTACAACGAGCTATTGCCCATGTACGGCATCACCCGATCCATGTCACGTGCCGGGACCCCCACAGACAATGCCGCTATGGAGTCCATCAATGGATGGATCAAGGCGGAGCTGTTCATGGACTTGCATGTGACCGGCGAGAAACCGGTCAAGGAGGAGGTGGATGACTACATTCTTTTCTTCAATGAACAGAGGCCAGCCTATTCCTTAGGCTACCTGACGCCGAAGCAGTATCGGGAACGTCACACGCCCATCTGCTGATCTCGTCTGCATTATCGATGGCATGGTTTGTCTAACAAGCTTGAAGGATGTCAGAAAAGTTGATGAATCTTGTACATCGATTCGTTTTTTATGCCTGATTTTTTTAGTTTTGTGTCCAATTTTTGTTGACAAGTGCAAGTGACTGCATCTTTGATTGTATGAAGTGATGTATTAGTAATGGCAATAAGAGTGCTAATTGCTGATGATCACGCTCTATTGAGCCAATACGACCCGTTGAATTTGGCGGGTCGTTCAACAGATAGTAGGAGGTTATTATGAAGAAATTTTGTTTTTTGTTTTTGATAATCTGTGGCTTGATGGTTTTCTGCCTTCAGGATTGTCAAGCGCGGCAGAAATTAAATCTTGCTGATCTGGAAAATAAATATAACGCCGTGATTGGTGTTTACGCCGTTGACATGGAGAATGGAAAAAAAATTTGCTACAAACCTGATACGCGTTTTTCCTACTGCTCGACACACAAAGTTTTTACGGCTGCAGAATTGCTAAGACAAAAAAATACCTCCGATTTGAATGAAATTCGTAAGTTTTCGGCGGAAGATATTTTGTCCTACGCGCCAATCACCAAAGACCATGTTGCTGATGGCATGACGCTGGCGGAAATTTGTTCGGCATCGCTCAGGTGGAGTGACAACACGGCGGCAAATTTAATTTTGCAGGAAATCGGCGGCGTGGAAAATTTCAAGGTGGCACTTAAAAATATTGGCGACAAAACTACCAAACCTGCGCGAAATGAACCTGAACTTAATCTTTTCAATCCAAAAGATAATCGTGATACTAGCACGCCGAGACAGATGGTAAAAAATTTGCAAGTCTATATATTCGGCGATATTTTGAGCGACGACAAGAAAAAACTGCTGATTGATTGGATGAGCGACAATTCCATAACCGACACGCTTATCAAGGCAGAAACTCCGCAAGGTTGGAAAGTTATCGACAAGAGCGGTTCAGGCGATTATGGGGCGCGGAATGATATTGCCGTGATTTATCCGCCCAATCGCAAACCCATTGTCATGGCGATAATGTCGCGCCGCACGGAAAAAAATGCAAAATCTGACGACGCTATGATTGCGGAGGCGGCAAAACGAATTTTTGATAATTTAGTATTTTAAAGGGGCTTGATAGCATCGGTATTGCCGATGGGCAGAGAGGGCCATCACGCAAAAATATTTCGCCAAACATTTATATCTCACTCAAACTTCGCACACCTGAAACCCTTACTATTATATCATATTCCGATTTTCTTCATCAAAAATACGGCAGAGAATCCTGCGTTTCCTCTTGGATTCTCTGCCGTAATCCTTTTTTCCTGCTTATGCTCTGATTTCCGTCCCGTCCTTGAAGGTCACCCGGATATCGTCTTTGCTGTACACTGTGATGAAATCCACCAGGCTGCCCCACAGCCGGGCATCGAACTCCTTGATGAGTTCCTGCTCTCGAAGCTCCTGGATGAAGTTGTCCATCTGACGGCTCCGGGCCTTGCGATACTGGATGGCATCACAGGTCTTGTCGTACTGCGTCTTCGCCGCTTCATACCGGCTGACCAGTTCGTTGTAGTTTCGGTCATAATCATCCTGGTTCTGCGCGACCCTGGCGTTCTCGGCTATGAGCTGCTGTACCTTGTCGGCCAGCAGGTTCAAATCTGTGCTGAGCCTGTCCCGCTCCTCTTCCAAGGCTTCTGTGTCAGTGAGCCGTTCCTTCAGCAGTGTGATGCTGTCAAGTACGTCCGCTTTGTTTTCGATGAGCTGATTGGCGGCCCGGACGAAGGCTTCCTTGATATCATCCTCTGTCAGATGTGGTGTCTTGCAATGGCTCTTGAACTTATCGTTGCATCGGTAGATGGTCCTGCGGTACTTGTCAGTCGAATGCCACACCTTGGCCCCGTACCAGCCTCCGCACTGGCCGCACTTGATTTTGCTGGAGAAGATGGATACGCCGCTGTAACGTCCCCTGCCTTCACGCCGCTGCTTGATTTCTTCCTGCACCCAGTCGAAGACCTGCGGGCTGATGATGGCTTCGTGGTTATTTTCCACATAGTACTGCGGCACTTCCCCTTCATTCGCTTTCGTTTCTTTGGTCAGGAAGTTGACGGTGAACCGCTTCTGCAGCAGGGCATCGCCCTTGTATTTCTCATTTGTCAGGATGCTCTCTACCGTCCCCGGATACCAGCGTTTCTTTCTTGCCGGAGTTTCCAGCCCTCTGGAAGTCAGCTCCCTGGCAATGGAGTGGAAGGTATACCCGTCCAGGAACAAACGGTAAATCAGTTTCACCGTCCTGGCCTGTTCCTTGTTGACGGTCAGATTCCCATCCGGCCCTTTGTCATAGCCGAGAAAATGCCTGTAGGGAACACACACCTTGCCGTCAGCGAACCGCTTCCGATGACCCCAGGTGACGTTTTCCGAAATGCTCCGGCTTTCTTCCTGTGCCAGGCTGCTCATGATGGTGATAAGGAGTTCGCCCTTGGCATCGAGCGTCCAGATGTTTTCCTTCTCGAAATAAATCTCGATGCCCTTGTCCTTGAGCTTGCGTACCGTTGTCAGGCTGTCTACGGTATTTCTGGCGAAGCGGCTGACTGATTTTGTGACGATGAGGTCGATTTTCCCATCCATGGCATCCCTGACCATCCGCTTGAAGCCATCGCGGTGACGCGTGTTGGTAGCCGAGATGCCTTCATCGGTGTAGATGCCGACAAATTCCCAGTCATCCCGTTCCCTGATATAGTTCGTATAATAATCGACCTGTGCTTCATAGCTGCTGATCTGGTCATCATGGTCCGTGGAAACCCTGGCATAGCCCGCTACTCTCCGCTTCTTCCGGCTGTTAATCGGAGCCGCCGTATAACGGCTGATGGTGGCCGGGATGGCCCTTACTGTCTTTGCCACTTTTCTCCGCTCTCCTTTCTCCGTGCCTTGGGACGCCGCTTGGATGGCGTAGGCGTATAAGAAATCTCTTCTGTTCTCCCACTCTTGAAATGGACAGTCAAGCAGTCTGGCTTTCCGGCTTCGATAGATTCCACTTTTCCCCGGAATCTATCCTCATCAAAGTCCTCTAACCCCATGGCCTCTGCGGCCACACGCTTCAGGTCATCTTCCCGGATGCTGACCGATTCACATTTGCCGCCTTTGCTGCATCGCCAATAAACAGGCCTGTCATGCTTCGTTTTACACCGCCGGAAAGAAGATCCGCACAAGGCGCACCGGATGCGGGTCGTAAAGGCGGAGAACCGGGTTCCCTTGCCATTGGCCATGTAGTTTTTCATCCATGCCCTCTGACGACCCTTATACTCATCGGTCCAGCAATCCTTCTTCGCCGTTGATACCCAGTGCCGGATAAGTTTCTGTCCGTTTTTCATACAGAAAACCATCACATGGTATTCTGGCACTACTATCTTTTCGACCTGGTCAAGAAAAGCCTGCTCGTCAAAATCATCCAGCCCCAGAACTTCTGTACTCTCCTTCACAAGGACTGCATGCGGGATACTGCCTTTTGCGCCGCAATTCCGGCCTTTCAGCTTATGGGAGCCGCAATCCCAGAATTCTTCAAAGCCCCGGTCTGTGCGGCGATTGTGCATATAACTCCGACCGCAGATGCCGCATTTGATTTTTCCCGTGAAGCAGGTCGTGTTCAAGGACTTATTGGCCAGCGCCCCCAGTTCCTTTCGCCGCGCCATCTCCTGCTGCACGTAATCAAAAGTTTCCTTGTCGATGATAGGCTCATGCGTATTTTCAACATAATACCTAGGAAGTTCGCCCCGGTTCTTCTTCCGCTTCTTGAGGATTGGATCCGTCACATATTCCTTCTGGAAAAGCATATTGCCAGTATAGGTAATATTGGTCAGGACAACCCTGATGTTGGAATCCATCCAGCGGCAGCCATTCCGGGTCGTGATGCCTTCGGCAGCAAATTCCCGTTCGGTTTCAAGACGTGACTTGCCATCAAGGAAATTCTGGAAGATGCGCCTGACAACAGCTGCTTCCTCGGGAACTACCACCAGGTTATCCCCTTCCCAGCGATACCCGTAAACACGGAACCGCCCGTTAGGATTCCCCTGCTCAAATTGTTTCTTGATGCGCCACCGGATATTTTCACTAATGGAACGGCTTTCCTCCTGGGCAAAAGATGCCAGGATGGTCATCATAAGCTCGCCGTCCCCGCTCATGGTATGGATATTCTCTTTTTCAAACCAAACTTCGATGCCCAGCTCTTTCAGATGCCGGACGGTACGCAGAAGGTCTACGGTGTTGCGTGCGAAGCGCTGGATAGACTTGGTCAGGATGATGTCTATCTTCCCGGCTTCGGCATCTTCCAGCATCCGCAGGAATTCCTGCCGCTTCTTCATCCCCGTCCCGGAGATGCCATAGTCCGCATAGACCCCGGCGTATTCCCAGTCCGGGTTCTTCTGGATGAGACTGCTGTAATAACTGACCTGCGCCGAAAGGGAATGGTGCATCCGCTCCGATTCCATGGATACGCGGGCATAAGCTGCGACTTTCTTTCGCTGCTTCAAATTTGGTATGCTTCGTTCAATCTTACGGATAGTCCGCATAGAATCAGCTCCTTTCGACACTATATATCACTCTGTTTGATACAATTATCAAGTGTATAAGTCCCCGGAAAATGGCTGATAGCGGCGAAGCATCTCCTGCTCGAAGTCCCGATACTCCTTCCCGGTGATGACCTTTTCGGCCAGCATCCGCCTTGCCAGATGCATCACCACCTGGAAGGCTGTTTCATTTTGAAACGACCTCTTATCCATGGCGGACACATCCGAACCGGTATGCAATATAGCAGGCATGGGAGCAGAACTTCCGATGGCTGTTGCCGTAGACAGTGAATTTCTTCCCGCAAGCCGGACAGGTATAGTTGTAGACTGCCTTCCGCTTCACCAGCTCCAGATGTGCATTCCACCACTTATTCCGGCAGACATCGCAGCAGAACCTTTTCCGCTTCCGTCCCGGATTCTGTTCAATCGGCTTTCCGCACTGCTCACAGACTGCCCCCGCTGTACTGGCAGACAGGCTGTGCCGCCGGCAGAACGACTTCACCGTATTGATGGAAATCTGGAGCCGCGCCGCAATCCTACCATACCCAGCCCCATCCCGGCGCAGGGCAATAATCTGTTGTTTCTGTTTGTCCGTCATGATGGACACCTCCTGAAAATTTAGCTTTCAGTAGTAACAGGACAGAACGGCTATCGTTAAGTACTATGAAGGCAAAAAAATAGCAGATGCCCGTAATGGGCATCCGCTTATTGCAAGTGATATTCAGTTATTGTCCACAGTATTCGCAGATCATGTCTACGCATTTCTGCAAGTCTTTCTTGATGTCACTCTCCCAGAACCGCAGGACAAGCCAGCCCCTATCAGTCAGTTCGTCATTGACTTCCTTGTCTCTCTCAACATTCCGCTTCAGCTTCTTCTGCCAGTATTCCTTATTGGAACCAATCTGTTCTCCCGGGTGTTCCTGGTGTCCCTTGGCATGCCAGAAATCCCCATCAACAAAAACAGCGATGCGGTACCGGGTGATGGCAATGTCCGGAGAACCTGGAAGCATCTTGTAGTTTTTCCGGTAGCGCAATCCACAGTGCCAGAGTGCCTTGCGAAGAAGGATTTCCGGCTTAGTGTTTTGGGCTCGGATATGGCTCATGTTCTTATGACGCTGCTCTTTAGTCAGGACATCCATACTGAATCATCTCAATTCTCAAGTACATTTGGAAAAATTATCAATATATTCACATATATAAAAGTGAAAATATTTAAGCAATTATTCAATTAAAAGCCTTCCTTGATAAACTATGCTTATCATGGTAAACTGATGGGTAAGCCAAAATTTATTCCTGGAGGAAATTATTATGTCATCCATTACCCATATTGATTGTTTTAGCGGTCCAGGGGGGCTATGCACGGGACTCAGGGCAGCGGGTTTAAAAACATTAGTTGCTATAGAGTATATCAAAAGCTGTGTTGAAACCTATACAGCAAATCACCCTTCAGTTCATATGATTCATTCTGATATACGAAAAGTTACCCCAGATATGATTCTACCATACATTCCTAAAGACGGAGTTGATTTGGTCACATCCGGCATGCCATGTGAAACATTTTCCACTGCTGGAAACACCTCACGTTCATTTTACGATGACCGTCAAGTTCTGTACAGAGAAGGAATTCGAATTGCATTAATTTCCAAAGCAAAATTCATCCTTTTTGAGAACGTTCCTGCTATCACGACAAAACGTATTTCAAAGACCTCAAAAAAGCTCATCATCGATCAGCTAAAAGAAGAACTAACTGAAGCTGGTTATAGTAACTTTATAGAGGTTATACTTGATGCTACCAAATTCGGAGTCCCTCAAAAGAGAAGACGTTTCTTTATTTTAGCAACACGGTTTCCCAAAATTAAGTTAGCTCCTCCCAGTCCAACAACTGAAACTCCAATCACTGTCGAAGAAGCACTTTCAGGACTACCTAATGTAATACCAAATTCTGAAGTTGATGGAACTGAATATACGGGAACTTTATCAGGTTATGCAAAACTAATGTGTGACAATAAATTCTGGAATTTCCCAAAGTATAACAATAAAGAAATCACCTATCAACATCCTATGAAACATCGCTCTGCTACTCTAAAAAGGTTCAATCTTCTTAATCCTGGAGAAAGCTTAAAAGATTTATTTGAACGTTTTCAAGGTGAAAAGCGAGAAGCCTTACAAAAAGAACGTATCCTTCCCAAAAAGATGTTTATAAAGCGGAACTATAGATTGGTCGAATCAGAACCATCTCCAACTGTAACCAGCCATTGTTTGGATGAATTTGTTCATCCAAAATTCAATCGCGCTTTAACAGTTAGAGAATGTGCTCGACTTCAATCGTTTCCAGATTTCTACGATTTTGCCGGAGGTCCTTATTTAGTTCCCCATATCGACCGTACAGTCCAAGACAAATATGAACAAATTGGAGATGCAGTCCCCCCTTTGCTTGCATATGCATGGGGGAAACAAATTCAAATGATTTTCAAAGATAATAAAATTGGCTCTGTCACAATAAATGGTTGATTTTTGACGAGAAATAGCGTATAATAATAGTAAGAAACAGTACCACCGAAGGAGGTAATTGGATATGCCTACTATCAAAGACGCATTAGATATTATCGGTAAGTTGACTGTCGCAGAGCAGGAAAGCCTTAAAACAATGCTTTTAAGTCCTGCCTTTGTAAAGTCTTTGAATATTGAAGATTTCGTAGCAAAGGAACGCTTTGCAAATGGTCGTGTATGCCCTCTTTGTGGCTGTATCCATGTGGTTCGCAATGGTCATCGTAAAGATGGCACACAGCGATATGTATGTAAGGATTGTGGCAAGTCCTTCGTGATTGCTACGAACTCCATTGTGTCTGGTACAAGAAAAGACTTGTCCGTGTGGGAGCAGTACATTGATTGTATGATGAATGGCTTATCCATTCGTAAGACTGCTGTTGCTTGTGGGATTCACAGAAACACCGCATTCCTTTGGAGACACAAGATTTTGGATGCACTTCAGAATATGGCAGACGATGTTACCCTTGACGGCATTATTGAGGCTGACGAAACTTTTTTCGCCATCTCGTACAAGGGCAATCATAGCAAGAGTAAGACATTTGCTATGCCACGCAAGGCTCATAAGCGTGGTCATTCTACACATATCAGAGGCTTGTCCCAAGAAAAGGTATGTGTTCCTTGTGCGGTTAATAGGAATGGCTTGTCTATCTCCAAGATTACGAATACTGGTAGAGTTTCTACAAGAGATTTACATCATATTTATGATGGTAGGATTAAGACCAATTCCACTCTTGTTACGGACAAGATGAACTCCTATGTGAGATTTACAAATGCCAATGGCATTGACCTTGTGCAGTTAAAGACTGGCAAAGCCAAGAAAGGCATTTATAATATCCAACATATCAATAGCTACCATAGCCAGCTAAAGAGGTTTATGCGTGGCTTTAACGGTGTTTCTACCAAGTATCTGAACAACTATCTTGTGTGGAATAACCTTGTAAATTACGCCAAAGAAAGCGACATGGAGAAAAGGAACATCTTCTTAACTTTTGTTTTGGCAACATTGAAAACTGCTAAATGCAGAGATTTATCAAACAGACCAGCAGTTCCTCTGGTCGCCTAATTAGAATTTGTGGAGATGATAAGATGGTCAATATAACAGATGTAAAACAGATTCTTCAATTTGCAATAGATGCGGAGATTAAAGTCTTTCTTGATGGTGGATGGGGTGTAGATGCTCTTCTTGGATATCAGTCAAGAGCCCATAATGATATTGACATTTTTGTAGAAAAGAACGATTATCAGAACTTTATAGAAATAATGAAAGCTAATGGCTTTTATGAGATTAAGATGGAATATACAACATTGAACCATACTGTATGGGAAGATTTGAAAAACAGAATTATTGATTTGCATTGTTTTGAATATACGGACGAAGGTGAAATTCTTTATGATGGGGATTGTTTTCCGGTAGAAACTTTTTCGGGTAAAGGAAGAATTGAGGAAATAGAGGTTTCCTGTATTGAACCATATAGTCAAGTAATGTTCCATCTGGGATACGAGTTTGATGAAAATGATGCACATGATGTGAAGTTATTGTGTGAGACACTTCATATCGAAATTCCAAATGAGTATAGATAACTGCAAATAACAGTTTGTAGGGGAGTTCTGATACTCCCCTATAAAAATGGCTATTTATCAACTGTTTGTTGTGACATAGCCATAAAATTAAATAAAATTTTCCTTGTTAATTACAAAAATCTCGTAATTACATGGTTTTATCTAAGCTCCTGTAATAGAATAAAAATGTAAATATTCTATTCAGGAGCTTAAATTATGACATATAAAGAATTTTGTTCAAAAAAGTATAATGAAATATTTTTTAATAATTACTCTTCTTTGTTAGGAAATTCAACTTCTGAAGCGCAGAAGAAAAAAGCCGAACGAGACGCCCAAAAAATAGCTATAAAAGAAACTCTCAAGCAAGCTTTAAGTAATTATTCGCCAGCAATAGAAGCCGCTGACTTATGGCATGCTATTTATATAGCTCATCTAAAAAGAAAGTCCGGCTTATCGGGATTAGTAGATATGGACACCATTGATGAGGAGGTAATCGAAAAGGTAGTATCGGCTTCCCAGAGTTGGAAAAAATCCAGTGGTCATGCCTTCGAGGCATTTATATATGAAGTGGCTAACCCTTCGCTAGAAACATACGGCATTAAATTTTTATTGCAAACAGATTTACACTCAATGTTGGAAGATGGCTTAATCCACAATGATAGTACTGATATCAACTGGCTCAAACAACGTATTCAAACAGATGTTTTTGATTTATATTCTCTATTAGAATTCCAAAGAAAATACTATGTTTTTGGCTGTATCCAATCTAAGACAAGCATTCGTGACCGTGTTACACGGGACAGAGAACCATCGCAACAAGCTATGAATGCACATTTTTGGTCCATTGCCGTTGCCTTGGACGGTAAATTTCTAGCGATGCCAAAATTCAAGGAAATGGTTAATGGTGGTGGCTCTGACTACGAAGAAAATGGATGGCATGGTATGTATGTTCTTTCCAACCTTTATACAAATGATAGAATTTATCCTATAGATAAAACGCTTTCTAAACTAATTTCTCACGCACAACAGGCTTCTGAAGCTTTTCTTAGCGCTAGGCAACGTTTCTCACCACATTGGCGTCCTGCCAATGAATAACATACGATAAAAAGCCGGTACAGAACATCCTTCCTGATGTCCCGTACCGGCTCTTTTCATGCAATCTTCTGTTTTACATCAGCCACAATGGCTTTGACCGCCTGCTGCATCAGGGTGATGTAGAGTCGGTTGCGGATTTTGACCCACCAGCTGGTGGTGGTCTGGATTTCGGCTTCCAGCGGGTCTGTGAGGTTCTTCATCTGGGCTTCCACCAGCTTCTGGACGTCATCCAGGTCGATGGACCTGATGGCTGCTTCGGCTTCGCTCCTGGCAAAGCCTACGACGGCATCGGCGACGGCTTTCTTGATTTCTTCACGGTTCATGGTCATTTACCTCCTAGAATCAGCTGTTCATAATCTGTCACGCCCCTAGCGACAGCTCGGGCCAGGGCATCCTGGGCATTGGCCAGGATTTCTTCATCGCCAGGATTGGTGATGAAGGCCAGCTCGACCAGGACAGCGGGCATATCGGTGTTCGTGAGGACATACAGGCCGTTAACGCCGGGCGTGGCAATCTTTACGCCACGATCTGTCGTATCCAGGGCATCGACGATCTGGTTCTGAATGCAGCTCGCCAGCACACTGCCACGGTAACTGCCGGCGCAGGCCCAGGTTTCTGTGCCGTTGGCTTCTTCGGCTTCAGCAGCATTGCAGTGGATGGACACGAAGATGTCGGCATCACTGGCATTGGCGGCCTCACAGATTTCCTCCAGGCTGTCAGACTGGAGCAGTTCTGTTGCTACTCCTGCCGCATTCAGGTAACTTTCTGCAGATTGACCGACGGCCAGGGCCACGTCACATTCACGCAGACCGCTTTCACTGTTGACGGCTCCCGGGTCGGGATGGCCGCCCGGCGCATGGCCGGGATTCAGGAATACTTTCATGGTTTTTCTTCTCCTTTCTGATGAACGGCGGACTTCACGGTGCCGCCGATGTAACCGAGAAGCCCTGATGCAATGGACATAGCCAGTTCGTTCAAGGCATAAAAAATCGCCAGGATCAGTGCTGTGACCAACCCGATGATGACGATGCAATCAGGAATATTGATTTTTTCAAACAAATTTACCCCACCACCTTAATCGTCAGTGTCACTTCGGTCTTTGACTCGGCACTTTCTTTTAGATAGGCATATAAGGCATCCGATATTTTCCCTATCATGGTGACTCCTAAATCTGCATCTTTTTCATAAGACAGCTCTGCGCTATCCGTTATCCCTGTCCCCGTCGTAAGTTCAACCTGGCAGCCCGCATAGCGTTGTTCTCCCTCTACCAGGAACAGAATGCCTTTATCACTGTCATTGCCAGCAAGCAAGGCCCCTCCTATTTTAGGACTCTCCGGTGATTGTTTCGTCGTGGCGAGCAGATATCCCATCAGCCACTGGGTCCCCTGTCCCGTCAGCGTAAGGCTTACATCTGTAAAAGGAACCGTGGGAATCGGGATTGCGTCTGTTGCACTTACCACCATCCCATTGCTGATGGATACCGATGCAAAGGCATTTTGGCGATTGGAACCGATGCTTTCCTGCTCCGCCCCATTGATGGTGATTTTGCCGGCATAATAATCGGCATCCGCTTTCAGGCTGATGTCCAGGGCATCCTGGTATTCTGTAGCATAGATGGTATTTCCCTCCAAATCCGTCTGTGAGGACAAATCCGGGTGATTGCAGGAGATCGTAAGGTTCTGATGCTCCTTTTGAATCAGCGTAATCTTTTTGCGGGTATCTGCCCCCTGTGATAACTCAGCTGTTCCCACCACCAATTCTCCCTCCGAGGTATAAAACCGCTTGCCTAGTGCCACATCACTTGCTTCTGCCGTCGTATCAGATACTTCACAAAAACGCGCTCTGCCGCCGTTCTTCAGGGGAAGCAATACAGCCGGCACCTCGCTGTAGCTGGCACCGGCAATCTTCACATCAACTTTCATTGCTTCATCCCCTTTACTCGACCGTCAGCACCTTGGTCAGACTGTCCTGGGATACGGTCACGGTTGTCAGGCTCCCGGTCACTTTGGTGCCATTGACGTAGGCCGTCTTGCCGCTGATGATAGTGCCGGCTGCCGCTGTGGCATCGCCCGTATCGACGACACTGGATTTGCCGGACACGCCGAGGATGGTCACGCCAGCCTTGATATTCCCGCTGACCAGTTTGGCCTGTTCCTCGCTGCTGATGCGGACTGCCCCTTTGCCGTTATGGAACCCGGCCGGGATGGTATACGTGCCATCGGCCTTGCTGATACTGCCGCTGATGGCTCCGTTATTGGGCATGGAACCCGCGACGAAGCCGTTCCCGATAAAAGCGGATTTTCCCGTCAGGATATCGCCCGATGCCGCCGTAGCCCCGGTCGTATCATAAAAGACAGCTGTCCCCTGCCCTTCTGCCAAAGGGATGGAAACCTGCGGCACTTCCGCATACACGACCGAATTGATTTTTACGTTTTTCGCCATGTTGATTGCTCCTTTACTCGACTTTCAACTCATAGCCATTAAAGCTGATCCTACCATAGTTCGACGGGATGGCAGCTACTGTCACCCGGGAAAGGGCCGCATGGCCACTGTCGGCAGTGATGACCTGCTCCTCATCGGACGGAACGATACGTTTTTCCTGATAGTCCCCGGACGGGGCATGGGGCATGGAAAGGATGCCGATGAGGCTGTTTTCCTTATGTGCCATCGTCCGTCACGCCTCTTTCCAAGAAAAAAGGCCGGGACGGGATAAGGGTATCGGTGTATCCGTTCTCCCGCACCAGCTCCACATCATAGACATAGCGGCCACAGGAAAGCCGCCGTGTATCGTCCGGCCAGAACACGAGGAAGCACTCCGTTCCTTCCTGCCGGATGCCCTGTTCCAGTGTCTTGGTCAGGACAGGTCTTTCATCGGTGAGACTGCGCTTCAGCGTGAACGTCAGCTCATCGCGCTTTCCAGGGATGAAAGGTTCCCCCGTCACACGGTCGCAGATAACCAGGCGGATTTCTGCCGAATCGCCCCTCACCAGGCGAATCCGGTTCTGCACCACGGAGAAGCTCATTTCCATCCCCCCTGTTCCGGCTGCCGCTGTTCCATGGCATCCAGCCTGCGGTGGGCATGTTCTGCCAGGGCTTCCACCCGGGACAGCCGTTCCGCCATCTTCTGCCGCTTTGCTTCCGTATCCGACAGCTGGCGGCGAAGTTCTGCGATACAGTCTCGGAGGCTCCGCACCGATTCATTCAGCGGCTTGATGACGCTGAAATTAAAGATGACGCCGCAGAGCATCAGGACCGATACCAAGGATGCGGCCATCTGTAACCATTCAGCCATATTCCTCACCTCCTAGCCTGTCCGCTGGAACATGTACACGACGATGGACGGCTGCATGTTGTTGTGCGGCTGGCCACCACCCGTCCGGGAAAGGCTGTGGGAATGATTCCCATCCCAGGAGGTATGCCCGTCCACCTGATTCCCATGCCAGCAACCGTCGCCATAACCTACGGCAACAGGTGCATCATTGCCTTCACAGGCATCCCACTGGAAGTTGCGCGGCAATGACCCGCAGGACCAGTGACGATGATTTCCGCTGTCTCCGACTGTATGGCCATGAGCCGGAGTTTCTGGAATCGTAAGGTTGTGCTTCTCCTCACCCAGCTTGTCCCCGGCCTTGTACATGGTTCCGCTGTCTGCTGCTCCGGCCCCGATCAAGCAACGTCCCATGGCAAAGGCCACCCAGGTTGTCCCGGGCCAGTATGTCGCGGGATTCTTCCCGTCCGCAGAAATGTAGATGGCATTGACAGGGAACGGGCATGCCTGGATCTTGGCCACGGCTTCCTCGTCCATATCGGCGTAGGTGACCTTGCCCCAGCTGCCGTTGCTGTGCAGGACGGTATTCAGCTTCCCAGCAGAAGGTGACGGGACCATACCGCTCTGGCCTGCCGTCTTTTCGCCGCAGCCGCTGAAATCTGGCAGGGTGATATCCTTCGTGCCATCAAAGACAACCCGGTGAATCTTCCGCCCCGTCTGCAGCTTCGACGCACTGGCCGCATTGCCGCTGATGCCAGTTGCGTGGGCATTGGCGTCCGTCAGATGGGCATTGATGTCAGCAGCCGTAGCGGAAATCCGCTCATAGAGCCGGGCATCATTGCTGACCAGCTGGGACACAGTCTTGTTCTGCTGGTTGAATACAACCGGGTCTTCCGAAAGATACTGTGGGAAAAGCACATCATAATCCAGCGTATTCTCCACAGCTTCTGTGGGCCGGACTTCCTGTCCGGCACGGTCCGGGAAGTCGGCAGACCATTTCTCTTTGCTGTAATCATCCATTTGTCATCACTCCTTTCTTGGATACGATGGTCGCCGTCGAGAAGGTAGCTTCCCCGTTCCAGTAAATCTTGCCATTCCAGGAATAACCCAGGTAGATGGCGTATCCCAGATGGGCCGGCTTGTAGATGTTGAGCTGCGTGATGAGCTTCTGCAAGGTCGTGGTATCTTTGCCGTTCATGATGCAGTACACCTTGAAATAGTATTCCTCATTGACTTCCTCGATATGGCCGACACTGTAGAGATTGATGATGGAGTTCATGAAATCTTTTGTAGACACATCCACGTGCTGCAGCTTGAAGAGAATCCGCTGCCTGCGGAATTCGTCACTATCTCCGTCACTGGGCTTGATGCCCAGGAACGATTCATAAAGCGGCAGCGCCCAGGTGGCGGTGTTCACGAAGAAGTTGTCCGCCAGGTCCTGCAGAGCCAGGCGCAGACGGTCATGCTCCTCATTGCAGGTTTCTGCCGCGCAGTGGAACATCGGGTCTTTGGATAAGAAATTCGGCAAATACTTCAGGATATCCATCCGGCTCTGCCGCATCCAGTCATTGGCTGACAAGGTTCAGCACCACCTTCCCTGCCACGGGGATCTGCTCGTTCGTCAGTTCCACGTTGGCCGCTTTTCCATTAAGCTTCAAATCCTTATAATCCGTAATGCCGCTGATGGAAAGGAGGAGTTTCCCCATCTGGGCCAGGCTGACATAAGAAAGCGTGAAGCCCGTCTGCTTGAGATAGGCTGTCATGGCTGCCTTTACAGCATCGGGGCTGGCGGTGCCATAGACATCTGCCGTCAAATCAATGGTTAAAGGTGCCGGTGAAACGACGGTCACAGTCGCTCCAATGGGCCGCTGGCTTTCGATGTAGTCATAGACCTCCTGGATCAGTTCAGCCGATGCCGATTCATTCTCTGCCGTGACGATGATGACCTTCACCGTGCCATTGCCCTGCCAGAGCGGGATGACTTTGCAGTTCCCGACGCCATCGACAGACATGGCCCAGTCACGATAATGATTCGCATTGCCCGAGGTGATAGGCTGGCGCACCCGGAATAGGAGCCGGGCAAGGAGTGCGTCGTCCGTTTCTTCATCCGCCCCATCGGTGCATTTCTTATGGTTAACGACTGCCGAGATATTCGGGATGGAATAGGGGATTTCTGTAATCGTTCCTTCGGCCACATTGCCACTCGCCCCGGCATCGGCAGCTTCCACGGGAATCGTAACCTCAGCGGCATCGGCAGGAATGGTGGCCGACTCCAGGGTATAAAATCGCTGGCCGTCTTTTGTCTGGAAGAGACTGCTACGGATGATGTAGGCCCCTGCCATCCCTGTCACCGTAACTTCTCCTTTGGCCTTGACGGCTTTCTTGCGATCGACGCCAAATTCCGCTGCCCGCAGCGTCAGGTAGTCGCCCCAGGACGTTTCGGCAAAGGCCGCGTCGCGCAACATGGCCATCTCGGCATAGCTGCTCTCAAATTCCACAGCATTGGCGTCGATCAGGTCGCGGGCAAAGGTGCCTTCCATGGTACTTTGCTCTTTTTCCGTAATGGTGTGCAGGGTCTGGGCCATGCGGCTCTCAATCACATCTTTGGTCTGTGCATCAAATAAATTGCTCATGCCTCGCTCCTTCCTGCCGTCACGGTCAATGATTCGTCACTGTAAATGGAAGTGACGTCAACCGTAATGGCCAAATCATCCCGTTCCCGCTTCTCCACCTCGATATGGTTAATGCGGGCAATGTACGGATTCACCATCAATCCCTCACGGATATTCTGGCAAATCCTATCTGCCGTATACTGGCTGTTTGGCGCTCTCCCCTGATACGGCTCGATGGTAATGCCATAGCTTTCATCATAGGCCAAGTAGCGATACCGCTCGGTGAGGATTGCCTTATAAATCCAGACCTTGAGGGCTTCATTTTCTGTCACCATCAGGTTCTGGCCTTTTTCATCGTAGCGGAAGCACTGCTTATCAAAGTCATAGCCGTATTCTACGAAAAGAGGCAGCGACTCATTTCGGTTCGCTGCCTGGATGCTGTTCATTGCTACAAAAGGATCAGCCATGGCCATCAATCCTCACAATCTCATCCAAAATAATGTACTGCTGGATCCGGTCGTTGATGAGCATGGGCATGATGGCCACGTACATGCCGGGCTTTAGTGTATCCGTATAGATGACGGAATCGGTGTAGTCATTATCGATATCATGATTATGGGACTGGTAAGCCGCATCACCGCTGCCGCCGGCACGATTCTGTGTCGCCGATACCAGATGCCCTTTAGCTGTGCGGCCATAACCTGCCAGGAGATAATGGGAAATCCACAGCTCCTCTTTGGTCAAAATGATGCCATTGTAGCGGACCTTGATATCTGGCGGCGAAGCCAGGATCTGCCCGATTTGAATGTCCGGGCTGTTGCTGCTGCGGCTGACCTGCTCCATCAGATTCAGCAGGCTGATATACGGATTTTTCTGCACACGCTCACCCCCTTGAGGTCTTGATAATCGTTGCCGGATAATAGTCGCTTCCCATATCGATGCTGCCTTCGTAGTGATGAAAACAGCCATAGACATTGGAGCTGTTGCCCCAGCAGCCGCCGCTCCCGTCATAGACGACGACATGCCAGTTCGGATCCGGCTTGCTGTAGCGGTTGTACATGATGATGTCGCCCTTTTCGAGCTGCGACGGGTCATAAGGGATAGCCAGACCCTGCGCTTCGGCATCAGCCCGGAGCTGGTCGCAGCCTTTCACGCCATTGTTATATTCCTGCGCTGCAAAAGGGGAATAGCCCGCCGCGGCGATGGTCGCCCGGTCGACACAGCCTTCTGAGCCATAGGGAGAAACGGTACCCTCGAAATTGGCCATGCACGCATCGACCACACTGCTGCCAGCCACAGCGCCACCTGTAGAAACAGAAGATGTCGATTCCGTTTCCGCTGGCGGCACATAATCCGGATTGGCATTGTACGATGTACTGTCCAGTTCCTGTTTCTGCTCATCCAGCAGTTTGTTGAATACCAGATGCAGCTCCATCAGGTGCTTGTTGCCTTCGATTTTATGGCTGTCTGACTTGATGAAGAACTGGCCCTTGAGCTGTTCTTCCTGGACTGAGACAGAAAACCCGGCGATACACTGGATATGACCGATGGCCCGGATGGACATGTCATGGGCGACGGTCTTCAGCATGGCCCTTGCCTGCGAGGCATCGTCCTGCTTGGGGTCGGCCTTGCAAATGGCCTGGATGAGACCGAATCGGTCGATATCCGTCTGATTGGGCAGTTCGCCTTTCGTCTGCCCGGCACTGTCGACGACGATGACCTTAGAAACCATGTCTTCGACCGACTCCGACACGGAAGCGCCGGTCAGGTTTGTCACATCGCTGATCAGGAAATCTTCCACCACCTGGTTGTTCATGCAGACCACGTTGAGCTTCCCTTCGGTCATGTAGATATGATATCCCTTGCCATCCCGTGCAGACTGATAGGATAATGCCTGCTTGATAGCCTCCGTAGCCGAGATATCATCGGCAATGAAATTGCAGGTGACGGACAGGTCAGGAATAGTCCCGGCCGGAATAGAAAAGTCATTGATGGTCTGGCGGATGGCGTCGGCCACTGTAACGTTCGTGTACTTCTTGGTTATGCGGGACTTGGCCAGATAGACGATATTGTCAAAGGCTGTAAAATGCATCACGGAAGAGCCGCTCTCCCGGCTGCGGCCAAAAATACGTCCCTGGAACAGGTGGACAGTCTGCTGCGTTTTATCGTCAATGTGGATAAACAGCACCTCGTCCCCCAGTTCCAGTTCCGGATTCTGCCAAGATTTATCCCGCGTCGTATAGGCCAGGTCGAATTCCAGCCTGCGTCCGGCCTGCTCGACGTCCCCGGACCAGGTTGCACAAATCAGCCAGCCCGTAAGGTCTGCGTTCTCGGGCTTTTTCAGGCCTTCCGTCTGAGCATCCTCGGTATTGGTTTTCTTATTGATTCTTTGCAACTGGAACATTTTCATCATTCCTTTTGAGGTTCATCGTCGTCAGGCGGATGATATCCCCGGGCGAAAGACCGCCGTTACGGACGATGCTGCGATAGATTTGGAACTTCGAGAACTGCTCATTGTTGAGCGTCACCGATTTCCCCACGGCCCGGCCGATGACGTTCCCGATACTGTCACCGGGATAATAGGTGATGTTCTTCTTCATCTTCGACCAGAACGACTCCGGCCGCTTCTTCAGTCCCGTAGCAGTCTCGGTCTTTCCTGTCTCAGGCGCCGTAACGTAGCGGTACTCTGTCAGGCCCAGCTCGTAATAGACATCGCCGCTGCCGTCCTTTTCGCCAAACTTGAAGGATGAAATCAGGCAGGGCATGGAAAGTGGCGTGTCTGATACCGTCAGCTGACAGACGCTGTCACCGGTACGCATCGTTTCCAGTTGGGCAATGTACGTATAAGGTGCCAGCCCCATCATGGCAAAGGGATAATCCTGGGCCGGGAAAAAGCCGGAAAGGGTCAGTGTCTTGAGTCCCGTCTTTCCCATCATAAGGTAGTCGCCGAAGTTATTGATGTTCACCGTGCCATGATTCGTATTGACAGATACCATCAGCTCCGAAGGCAGGACGGGAAAGACCACCGCTGCCGATTCAGAAGAGAGTGAAATCGTGAGGGAAGACGCAGCCTGGCCGATGGCGTTCAACAGGGATGCTAAGAAAGAACTCATCAGAGGGTCGCTCCTTTCATGCGGTTCATGCCGTACAGTCTCATTTTTTCGACGAGTTTTTCAGCGACGGCGTCGATGTCCTGCTCGCTGCGGACGTTCATCGTATCAATGCAGATGGTGATGCCGCCGCTACCGGCGTTCATGGCCTGGCGGATGCTTTCATCATGAGGTATGACCGTACTGCCATTGGGCAGGTGTACCAGCTCGCCCCGGCGGTCTTCATTGATGACGGCAAAGCCGCCACGAAAGTTCTCGACACCGCTTTCAAAGTGGCTGATGCTTGGGATATCAAAGCCCACGTGGGTCGGCGCCCCGCCCGTAAGGGACGGAATGTCGATGGACAGACTATTGACGCTGGCAATGAGTCCGTTCACCTGATCGATGATCCAGTTCACACCGCTGCGAAAGGTGTCCTTGATGCTTTCCCAGATACTGGAGGCCGTCTCGCTGATGCCGTTCATGGCCCCGTCCCAGGCAGAACTGATCCAGTTCATCCCTGCATCGACGGCGTCCGATACAGCCTGTATAGCCTGTTCGATATAATGCGACACGGTATCCCAGTTCCTCCACAGAAGGTACAAGGCAGCAATAATCGCGGCAATGATGATAATGATGGGATTGGCCATGGCTGCGGCGCCTACGGCACGGATGATGGTGATCATCATGCGTCCGGCAGTCAGAAAGGTACTGCCCATGCCCCTGGCCACGATGGCAATGCCCCGGCAGACCGGAATGAGTCCTTTGAACTGGGTCGAGAGATACTTCGAGACACTGCCGGCTTTGCTAATGCCCGTGGCAATAGAGTTGAAAGTACCAAAAGCCCTGCCGCCGACCGTCAGGATACGGCCCAGGGTCGAACCGAAGAGCTGGAAGGTCACGATGCCAAAAGCCACCTGGCCAATCAGCGTTTTCTGTTCCGGTGTAAGCGCACGAAACCAGGCAGCCAGTTCCTTGACGCGCATCGACATGGCCTTGAAGTACGGCGTAAACGACACCGCTAAATCCATGCCGGCATTCTTCAGCTGGTTCATGGCAATCTGCATCTGCTCCGACGGGGTCAGCATCTTCTCATAAGCTTCCCGGGTCATGCCGGCAGACTGGGCCATCTGGTCCATGACCTTATCGAAGTCCCCGGCTCCCTTGCCCGTCAGGACCAGGATGCTGTTCAGGCCCTCGACAGAGCCAAAGAGCTGGGCCATCTGCTGGGCATCGCCGCCTGTCGCCCGCTTCACTTCGTCCAGGAACTTCACCCAGCCCACGCTCTGCAGATGAGCCGCATTGAACTCAAGGCCAAGGGACTGAGCCAGTTTCGCCGCTTCGGCAGATGGCTTCAGGATGTTGCTGTAAGCCGCCTTGAGTCCGGTAATGGCCTCGCTGGTCCGGATACCGTTCTTGGTCAGCACGGCGATGGAGCCAAAAAGTTCCTGCGTACTGACATTGAGCTGTGCTGCAATCGGAATGACATTACCCATGGACTGAGCCATCTCGCCAAACGAGGTCTTGCCGAAGTTCTGGGCAAGGAGCATCTGGTCCGTGATGGCCGTCGCTTCTTCTGCCGATTTGCCATAAGCATTGAGAACGGTCGTTACACCATTAACGGCGGTAGTGGTATCCGTAAAACCAGCCTTTGAAGCAATCGTCATGTCTTTAACAAACTCTACGGCATGGGCGGCATCGACGCCTGCGGAAATGGCCTGATAGACCGATTCCGAAAGGTCCGCTACACCCGCGCCCGTCTCATCACTGACTGCACGGATTTCGTTGCTGACTTTCTGCATGGAAACGACCGTCGTATCGACGAGAGTTGAGATCTTGGCGACACCATTGGCAAAATCACTGTGGAGCTTAAAACCCGCGGTGGCCGTTGCCAGGATAGGAGCCGACAGCAGGGCCAGCTTGTCCGAAAGGCCAGAAATCTTGCTTCCCGTCTGCTCGATGCTCTTCGCCGTCCGTTTCTGGATGCGCTCATGCTCCGTCAGCTTGTCCGACAGTCCGCTGACCGATTGTTTCGCCGCCGCCATCTGGGTCTTCATGGTCCCCAGGCTGGCATTGACGCTACGCACGGTCGGCGTGAACAAATCCCGCAGCCGGATGGCGGCATCGATGACATTATTGGCCATGCTGTTTCACCTCTCAATGTTGTTACAGATATTAAAAATATAGTAAGATAAAAGAAGTCTATCGTTACGGAGGAATTCCAATGCGCTATTTCAATGAAACAGAAAAAAGATTAGCTGAACGATATCACCATATGGAGCTTGGTACTTGCAAAATCTGTGAAGAATGTCACAAGAAAGAACATTTATCCCTACCGATTGGCTGCTGGTGCGTAGGTTCCGATTTTAATAAAACTTCCAAGAGAATTCTATTTGTCGGTAAAAATGCCAGAAACAATCCCGGCACGATTGAAGACGGCTTCCGCAATCCCTTTCAATATACCCGTGAATCTCTGTGGAACAAAAGCTGGCCATATTGGAGCTATACTCGTGCTATCACTCAGAGAATATTCGGTGACGATTCTATAGAACACATCGCATTCACCAATATTGTCAAATGCAATAATTCCGGAGGAAAGGATACTACCTCAGATTTTGTAAAATCCAACTGTATCCTAAACCTAAAAGTCCTTCAGCAGGAATTAAAGGTAATACATCCTACTCATATCATTTTTTATACATCTTGGTATTATGACGATTACATCCCTAACGTTTTTGACCGTTATAATATTCATTACAACGGTTCTAAAGACATTGGGAAAAGAAAAATGCCCTGGCAGGAAGCCATTTCCACCCTGGGCAATCAAACCTTTCATGTACTACGTGTCGGCCACCCACAATGCAAGAAAAAAAGCGACTTCGTCTATGAAATATCTAAGTGGCTTGAGCCTGCCTTATGACTTTATGGCAGATAGCCGTATTTTCAGCAGTTAATCCGATAATGCTGAAGATACTTTTTTATCGCGTTCTTCCATCTCATAGCGGATGAAAGCATACAGCACCTGCCGTTCGCCGTATCCCAGTTTCATGACCGCTGACGGCAGCAGGTGATGCTCCCGGAACAGGAGATACATCGCCTGCACTTCGCCATCGGTCCGGATCAGTTTTTTACGGCTTTGTCCGCCTTTTCCTGGGTCGTATAGCCGTTGAGTTCTGTGATTTGCGCTGTGAGATCAGCAATCTCACCTGCCAGGAAGAGCTTGCGGATGATGTCACCAGGAAGTACGGCCCCGAATTTTTCCAGCAGATCCTTGTTCTTGAGGTCCGGATCGGCAATCCCCGCCAGGAGCGTCTGGGTCTGCATCTGATAAATGTCGATGTTATCGGCGCTGCCGTTGGTGAAGTCCACGGCCATCTTCTGGATATCGGCGTAGCGTTCCGGGTCGATAGCCCGGAGCGTGATGATAAAATCGAATCCGAACAGCTTCGAGAGCCGTTCCATCTTCACTTTCTTTTCAGGCCGTTCGGCCAGCTTGTTCACTACATCTGCTTTCAGCAGTCGGTCTACCATATTCATGTGCTTGTTCTCCTTATGCTAAATCCAAGAGGTCCCAGTCCGAGAAAGTGAAGCTGTAGCTTTCCTCGCCCATCTTGTCCACTTCCCAGTCGGCCAGAATGAGGCTGTCAAAGGTCGCATCTTTGATGACGATGCGTTCGCTGCCTATGGCATCCTTGTCATCCAGGACGGAGACGATGGTCACGACGGTCTGCTTGCCCGCCTTAATGTTGTCGTTCATCTTCTTGATCATGTAGCTCGAGACTTTATGGAGCTTCAGCTGCCCTTTGCAGTCATAGCCCGTGACCTTGTAGCCCTTGCCGACATGGCGGAGCATCTTCACTTCTTCCTTAGTCAGTGTGACCTCGGCCTTGAAAGCCGTGGCTTCGGCCATGAGGTCGCCGTCGATATAGAGGTCGGCATACTTTCCGTTCATCACCCGTTTGGCTTCCATGCTGTTCACTGTACTTCACCTCCTCAGATATTGACGGCAATCGTGACATCTTCCATGGCATCCAGGAGCGAAGCATCTACGGCGATGAAGACATTGCTGCCGATGTTGGCCAGCTTGATGTCCATTTCTGACATGTCTGCCAGTTCCTCTTTCGTATATTTGCCATTGGATGCCAGCCAGATCTTGGTGGATTCCACATCGATATAAGCCGTGTTCTGCCCCTGTTCCAGCAGGCCCTCCTGGGCCAGCTGGTCAAGATACCCCTGGATAGCCGTCACCAGGAGGCATCGGTTGGCATAGCTGTTCGCGTACTTGCCAAGGTAATGGTCCTGGGCGGTGGTGCGGATATCGTCATACATCATGTCCATCAAATCGACGAGCTTGATTTTTTGGAACGATACGCCTTTCCCCTGGACTGTTGTGACCAGGGAGTTGATGCCGCGGCCCAGCTTGACCTTTTCCCCGTCAAAGAAGAAGAACAGCTTGCCGGCATCCGTCATGGTATCCATTTCTTCCTTCGTCCAGACGTCGCAGCCAATGACTTCCGGCAGCGGCGCATACGTACAGGCAATGGTCATCGGCGTTCCTGCGATGATGCCCGCGATGCGCCCGCAGTACTGGGCCGTCGTGTAGGTCTTCGTTTTCGTGCGGATGACTTGATTGACGAAGTTGATGACTCCTTCCGTATCCGCCGTGCAGTCCGGCAGGACGGCCTTGATGCGCTTATTCTTATTCGTCCGCATCCCCTTGATCCAGGTCGCGATGGTGTCGATGTGGTTTTCTTCGATGTCCGGGATGACCAGGTAATCGAAGCGCTTGTTCTCGATGGCCTTGAGGACATCGGTATAATCTTCTGCATCCTTGCTGATGATTTCGGCGATGACCTTCTTCGGACTGTTCACGTAGCCGCGAAGGGTCAGTTCCAGCTGCTCACGGTTGCTGTCTGAGAGTTCTTTGGGAATGTCATCTGCCGTATACAGGTTCACTTCCGTCTGGGACGGCAGTGTCTCTTCTTTCAGAATCAGAAGGACAATACCGCGTTCGCTGCGTTCGACGGCACTGATGCCTTTTTCTTTGAACGCGATATTAATGGATGGCATTTTCATGGGTTACGTCTCCTTTCCCTGATACCGCTGATGCAGTACCTTCATGATTTCTGCCGTTTCTTCTTTTTCCCGGGCGTCATAGTACTGGAAGGTCAGCGTCAGACGCCCGCCGTCATTGTCTGTCCCCATCAGCTCCTCACTCATAGACACGACAGGGAGATAACGGTTGCCAACCTTCAGCCCGTTCCGGAACAAATTTTCCGCAGCAAAAAGCACGGCGTAGATAGCCGTGCTTTTTTCCTGCTTCTTCGGCAGATACGTAATGTAGAGGTCCGTATCCCGGTAGACCTCATTTTCTTTCTGCGGCGTCGCTACCGTCATTGTCTTCAGGAAGAAGGCCGGCGGCACAAAGCCTTCCTTGACTTCCTGCAAATAGACGGGATACGGGAACCGCTCTTTGAGTTTCTGCTGCACCGCCTGCAGGATATCGAGGTCATGGATCATGTGCCGCCTGCTTTCTTGAGGAGCTTCTTCGTGAGTCTCTCCAGTCCCGGCTGCAAGTCGCTGGCTTCGAACTGCTTGACAGATTTCTCCGTATAGTGCCGGCCTTCATAATAGCCCACGGTCCTGCCGCCCGGCGTTTTCTTGACATGGCCGTTATTCAAGAGATGATGGACCGGATGCTTGTTGACCAGTTCATAGGTCAGCTCCGAGCCGTTATACCCTTCCACCTTATGCTTCCAGCCTTTCTTCAGCTTGCCCGTGCTACCTTCCGGCGTGTTTTTTACGCACTCCTTCTTGAGCTTGTTGCCAAGCGTCACCAGGCTCTTTTCGGTAGTGCCGGGAAACTCTTCAATAGCAGAAAGCAGTTTTTCTGAAAGGTCATCCAATCCTTTGACCTCAAAGTCATTTCCGCTCATTGTCCGTCCCCCTCACTTCTTCCGTACAGTACAGTTCCAGGGCTTCATGGCGCATATACGGGTCAACTATGGTATCGATGTCGTAGAGGTGATCCTGATACTTCACCTTCATATCGTGGGTGACGCCCGGACGCCAGCGGATAGTGATTTTGCTGTACTCCGTGTCCGTTTTGCGTTCCATCTCATAGAACACTTTGCCCCGGGCAGGCTCGATGGATGCCCAGCAGCGGTACACTACGACGTCGGCCTGAGTATCGAAACCATATTCATCCGTCACGGCCTGCTTTCCCAGAATCTCAATCCGTTTGTTCAAAAGCCCCGTCTTCATGGGCATCCCCCTTTTCAAAAACAGCTCCGCCGGACCCCGAACAGCAGCCAGCGCAGACGTTTCAAAAGGCCTGCGTAGTCCGCTTCCTCCCGGTGCTCATATAAAAAAGCCGCAGCGAAGAGAATCGCTTCGTGAAAAACCACGGGATTCTCTTCGGCATCGGCTTCCTCGCAGCGGGATATATCCAGGCAGAGGGCCTGGGCTGTTTCCAGGGAAGACTGGATGACGTCATCATTACTCGTGTCATCTTCATCAATCCGCAGGTATTCCCTGGCTTCTTCCAGCGTCACAATCATGGCTTATCCCTTCGCTTTCATCTCCAGGGCCTTGACCGCTTCCTTGAGCATCAGCATGCCATCGACGCGCTGGCTGGCAAGGAAGCCGATCTGGCCGTTGGCGGCATACAATTCGTTAAGCCGCTTGAAGGAGCGGGATTCACGGTCCGCAATCCAGTAATAGCTGAAGTCACCAAAGAGCACAGGACGATTACCTGCTGCCAGTTCCGGTGCAAAGGACGTGCAGTAGCAAGGCCGGTTCAAAATGGTATCCGGCGTGCCTGCTGTGACAGACGGCTGCCAGATATAATTGCCGTTGTTGTCTTTCACTTTACGCAGGGCCTTAATGGTTGCATCGTTCAAGAGCCAGACGGCCTTGCGGCGATATGGGATGCGCAGAGAATGATAAAGGTCGATAACGTCATCAAAGGTGATGGAGGCTGTGGTGACCGTAACCCCAACTTCAGCAGACGGAAAGATGCCAGTCGGCTTGTTCTTACCATCGCCAATCAGAAATGCTTCTTCTTCCTTCGTACCAATACGGCGGGCAAATTCACCAGCAATGTAGCTTTCAAGATTGAAAACGCTGTCGTTCAGCAGTTCTTCCGAAACGCGAATGGCCGTGCCCAGTTTATAGGCTCCGATGGACTGCAGGCCAAACGTATCCTGGCTGTCCGGGTAGAGTCCGTTTTCTTCCATCCAGGATGCTTCCCCGTGTCCCGTCACGACGGGAATCTTGCGGTCGCCGCTGGTATGGATGACCGTTGCCAAGCTGCGGAAGAAGTTCTCTTCCTGCAGTTTGTCGATGAGCTGGTGTTCAAATTCGTCCGGTACCAGATAGCCGCCATCGGCATCGGTCCCTACACTCAGGGCGTTCTGTACATCGATAAAGTTCTTATGGCGGATGCTGTCCCAGAAGGCCTTACGGTAAGTATCGGACGCACGGCCAGTCTTTTCAGGCGTTTTATTACCTGCTCCCGGGAATTCGGTAATCGGTGTCGTTGTCGGCTGGGCAAGCTGTGCATCGAGCTGCTGCTGGCGTTCCAGGCGGTCGATTTCTTTACCAAGGTTCACGACATCCGCTTCCATCTTGTCGTAGCGGGCGGCATCTTCCGCAGACACCATTCCGTTTTCATCACGTGCCGTGTCCAGGAACGCCTTTGCAGCATCCCACAGATTCTTACGTTTTTCACGCAGTGCTAAAATCGTATCCATTGTTGTCCTCCTTAATGAATGAGCAATGCCAGCCGTTTTTCTAAGGATGCGGCTGGCACTTTTTGAATCGGTTCATGAGGTTTTAGTTTTTGTACCAACGAATTGGTGACGGTGACAGGCGTATAAATCATGGCTTCGGGCTGCTCTCCATCGTCCTTCTTCTGGTCGAAGAGGATTTCATCGGCAAAGCCAAGTTCCACGGCCTTTTTGGCATTGAGCCAGGTTTCGTCATCCATCATGTGGGAAATCTTCGTGCGAGCCAAACCGCTCTTGATTTCGTAAGCATTGATGATGCTTTCCTTGACTTCGCTCAGCATGCCGATAGTCTTTTCCATCTCTGCTTGGTCGCCATAGGCCAGGGTCGCCGGATTATGGATCATCAGCATGGCCACAGGCGACATACAGACCTTCGTCCCGGCCATGGCGATGACGGAAGCTGCCGATGCTGCCAGACCGTCAATCTTGACCGTGACATTGCCCGGATAATCCATGAGCAGGTTATAGATCTGTGCAGCTGCAAAGCAGTCTCCGCCTGGGCTGTTAATCCAGAGTGTAATATCGCCGCTTCCTGCATTTAATTCATCCTTGAACGCCTTCGGTGTTACTTCATCACCCCACCAGGTTTCGTCAGAAATCTGGCCGTCCAGGTAAAGCGTGCGATCACTGCCAAAGGTATCCGGCGCTTCATTTGTCACCCACTTCCAAAATTTATGTTTCATTTGTATCTCCCTTCTGGGCAAAAGCCCCGGCATCCTTGAGTTTCGTCATGCTACCGTTGACAAGATACAGATTTCCGCCTTCTTCATCGGGCACGGGGTTCATGTCTTCCATCTCCCGGATGTCGTTAGCAGACAGCCAGCCGTTTTGCCGGCCAATGCTGTAGCCCGTCATGCGGCTCTCATAATCGCCACGCATCAGGCCGTTGACGTTGAACTTGAGGAAAAACTGCTTCTTTTCTTCCGGCAGGAATAAAGCTTTCTGCATGGCCTGTTCCCATCGGATGACCCACGGGTCCAGGGTGTACTTTACAAATTCCATGGACTGCTGTTCGATGTTGTTGAAAGAACTTTTATCCAGGTCCCCTATCATGTGCGGCGGGATGCGGTAGAGCCTTGCGATTTCATTGAGCTGGAACTTCCGCGTTTCCAAAAACTGTGCTTCTTCCGGCGGGATGCCAATCTGCTGGTACTTCATCCCTTCTTCTAACACCGCTACCTTATGGGCATTAGCGCTGCCCTGATAGACTGCGTTCCAGGAATCCCGGACTTTCGCTGGGTCCTTAAGAACTCCAGGATGCTCTAATACACCGCTTGGACTAGCACCGTTCGCAAAGAAAGAGGCGCCGTATTCTTCACAGGCCATGGTCATACCTACGGCATTACGTGCCATAGCAATGGGTGAATAACCGACCAGGCCATCAAAGCCAAGACCGGGAATATGCAGCACTTCATCTTTTCGAAGCGGCACCTGACCATAGGGCTTGATGGCTGGATTTTCATCGGTCGTCTTGGTATAGATGTAATAAATCTGTCCGTTCTCATCACGACAGACGGTCATCTTATCCGGGCGCAGCGGGTACAACCCCTGGACGCGTCCGAGTTTATCGCGGATGATTTGTGCATAGGCGTTTCCCCAGATCAAAAGATGACTCATCAGCGTTTCGCGGAAGATGAACGACGTCATCTCCGGATTGGGTTCATCGTGCAAGAGATGGTAGAGCGGATGGTCGTAGACCCGTTCCTTCCCTCCCGATGTGTAGCGGTAAAGCTGCAGCGGCAGGGCTGCCAGGGTTTCTGATAGGATGCGGACACAGGCATAGACTGCCGTCGTCTGCATAGCCGTAAACTCATTGACGTTCTTGCCGCTAGTCGACGGGCCAAACAAATAGCGGAAATCTGTGCCAATATAATAGTCTTTCGGCTTATCCCGTGTCCGGAACAGTTTCGATAAGAATGGGATGTGCATAGAAGTCTCCTTCCGTTAAAACGAAATGACGCCCCGTTCGTCATAGACACTGCCGCTGCCTGTCCCGTTACGGATGCAGCGGTCGAGGGCCATGATGCTGGCTACGATGCCGTCGATCTTTTCGACGGATTTTTCTTTGTCCGGCTTGATGTTCCCCGCCGGGTCCTGGCGCATGACCACGTTACCGGCCATCCACTTGAGGACGGGATTGCCGCCGTGGATGATGTTTCCCTCCATCAGAAGCTTGAATAGTTCCTTTGAAGGGGGCGACATGTCTTTGAACCCCTGGCCAAAAGGGACCATGGTAAAGCCCATGTCCTCCAGATTCTGCACCATCTGGGTGGCGTTCCAGCGGTCATAGGCGATTTCCCGGATATTGTAGGTTTCACCCAGCTGCTCGATGAATTTCTCGATGAAACCGTAGTGGATGACGTTCCCTTCGGTGGTCTGGATGAAGCCCTGCTTCTGCCAGACATCGTAAAGCACATGGTCACGCCGGCAGCGCAGCTCTAAAGTGTCTTCCGGCAACCAGAAAAATGGCAACAGAATATATTTCTCATCCTCTGACCGTGGCGGGAAGGCCAGGACCAGGGCCGTAATATCTGAAGTGCTGGATAAGTCCAGGCCGGCATAACACATCCGCCCCCGAAGGGCATCGCGGTCAATGGGGAAATTGCCCTTATCGTAGACCTGCTCCGGAATCCAGCGGATGCTGGCACTGGTCCAGATGTTAAGCCGCAACTGCTTGAACACATTTTCTTCGGCCGGATTCTCGATGGCATTCTGGTACGCTTCCCGAACCCGGTCGATTTGTATGGTGTGGCCAAGGGAAGGATTCGCCTTGTACCAGTTGGCTTCATCCGTCCAGTCATCCGCTTCTGTAAGTCCATAAACAACAGGATAAAAGGCAGGATCCTTCTTCCGTCCGGCCATGAGGTCGAGTGCTTTTGTATGCAGTTCATAGCAAATGCTGTTCTTGTCGTTGCCCGCCGTGGTGATGATAAAGAAAAGCGGCTGCTCCCGGGCATCGCCGGAACCTTTCGTCAGTACATCATAAAGATGTCGGTTCGGCTGAGCATGGATTTCGTCAAAGACCAGGCCCGACACATTCAGGCCATGCTTGGTCCCTGTTTCCGCAGACAATACCTGATAGAAACCGGCATTGCGGTAATTGATGATGCGCTTCCCGGCCGTCCGTATCTTGGAGCGGCGCATCAGGGCGGGACTCATTTCGACCATCTGGCGGGCGACATCAAAGACGATGGATGCCTGGTTACGGTCACAGGCCGCACCGTACACTTCGGCACTTGGCTCATTATCGGCGTAGAGAAGGTAGAGTGCGATGGCCGCTGCCAGCTCTGACTTCCCTTGCTTTTTTGGAATCTCTATATAAGCCGTCAGGAACTGCCGCTTCCCGTTTTCTTTGACGATGCCGAAGAGATCACGCACAATCTGTTCCTGCCACGGCAGGAGCAGGAACGGCTGCCCGGCCCATTTGCCTTTTGTATGACAGAGATTTTCGATGAAGGCAACCGCCCTGTCAGCTTTGTCCTTATCGTAATGGGAATCCGGCAGCATGAACGCTGACGGCTTATATACAAACGCCAAATCACTCACCCCCTTAAGATTAATTCCATTTCATCCACTTCTCGGTCGCTACTCGTTTCTTCTCCAATCATGCGGCTCCGGGCAGACGGCGTCAGGCCAAACTGCTCGCAGAACTTCAGCATGATTTTGAGGTTCGTCTGGGCAATGGACACCTGCGGTACCTGCTGCAGATATCCGTTCGGCGTCCGTACCATGTCGCCGTGCTGGGTGATGAATTCCTCAGCTCCTTTCCAGCGGGCGTAAGCCTGACAGTAACCGGCAAAGGCAGCACGGTCAATTTCGGTCAGCATCCCCATCTCGGCGAGGACTTTTCCGAGCCGCTTCCATTCTTTCTTGGCGTCATCTTCCAGCCACTCCGGGCAGCGCGGCAGTTTGCCCTTGGGCATGGGTTCTTTCTTATTGAGCGGCCGATGGCCGGGATTGCCCTCCAATACTTTGAGGGCTGTCGGTTTCGGTTTTCTTCCTCGTACTGCCAAGCCGTACACCTCCTTTCGGTAATGAAAAAACAGCCCCGCAGGGCTGTTTCCTATTTGCTGTTATTCTTCGTTCAGTTCCCTTTCCAGTTCTTCCAAGTCATCCGCCTGACTGGCCAGCCAGGGGTCGATTTCTTCCCAAGTGTCAAAATCCGCTCTCGGAAATCCGTATGGGCTTTCCATGGTACCGTCCCCAAACTCGGTGAGCCAGAGGCTTTCGTCCGTGATTACATACCGGCCAAGGTATCCGTGATTACATACCGGCCAAGGTAGTGGAAAAGGAAGACTGCACCATCAAGGTATCCCAGGGTCTTTTGGGCCTTTTCAGAAAGGTTCAGCGGCCAATCCAGTGCCACCGCTGTGGCTCCGTATGCTCCGTCCAGGTTCTGTTTGTCGATTGCGTTCAAGTTTTTCATGTTTTTTCCTCGCTTTCATGTGCTTTTTCTTTGGGGGTATTCCCCTTTGGTCATGTATATATATCACTCTAAAGGCACATAATAGCAAGCTTTATATTGAGAATTTATGCATTTTATTAGGAATACGGATGAGAAAAGAGGGCTGAGCCCCAGCCCTCTTTGAGTTCCTGCTTCTTAGCGGAAGCTGATAGTCAGCATCCCTTTTCCCATCCACCAGCTGTTTTCTACCCAGGGGTCTTCCCTAAAGATCTGCTTTGCTTCCTTAATCTTTCTTTCCATGTCTTCCTTGCCGAACTGTTCGCAGGCGGCTTTCTTGCTGATTTTCTTTCCATCCAAGGTAATGATAGTTCTCATCGTTGTTTCCTCGCTTTCTTATGCTTTAAGTGTTTTCCCTTTCGGTATGTATATATATCACTCTAAACGCATAATATAGCAAGTCATTTCTGATAGATTATTTGAGGATTTTCCATTCATCTACCCCCGGCACCAGACCAAGGCTGCAGCCCGTGTCCCATGCCACGTGGATGGTCCCTATATCGTCGATGAACTGCACCGTACCTTCTGTTCCCGGTGCCGGTGCCTGCGGGTCCTCCATATAAATCAGCTTCACCCGCATCCCTGCCATGCCTGCTTTACTGGTTTCCAGTGCTTTTTTCAGGATGGTGCGGTCGAAGCCGAATTTCCGGTAATCCCGGTCCATCTGCTCATAATACCAAGGGAATGGCATCCCACAGTGACGGTCTTCATGCATGATGTAGACCAGTCCCGTAATCATCCCGTTTCCCGTTTGCACTTTGACATCTTTCTTGTAATAGAACGTCGGAAAGCCTTCGTAGCGGTCCAGCCGCTTTTCGTCGGCCCGAGAGATAGCCCAGACTGTGACAGGGACAATGCTTTCTTCCTTGGGTTCAATGGTGGCATAGCAGCCCGTCAGCGAGCCTTTGAAAAGCAGCTCGTAGCCCTGAATGAATCCCGTCCCCACCAGGACGGCCTCGTGGCACCGTACGGCCATCTGCCGTTCGTCCATATTGCTCCCGTAAGCGATGTAGTATTTCTTCATATTGCTCATCCTTTCTGAAGGGAATGTCCTTCTACCCCCTTAAGGGCAGCCGGAGCTGCCCTGTATGCGGTTATCGTTCCCTTCAGGCGGCTGCGTGTCTCCATGCGGCGTTGCCCGTCAGGTTCTTCAAAAGGTGGTGGCGGCAGGTCTTGAACTCGTCACCGATCAGGCCAAGGCGGAGCATCCAGCAGCGGAAAGCGTATTTTTCATTGTCCGTTTCCGTTTTCCGCGCCGAGGCTTTCTTCTGGGTCAGCGCCTGATGGGTCATGGCAAGGCAGAACTGGATGTAGGCTTTGATTTCGCCGGCGTGGAGGGTGCCGTTGAAAAGGCGGAACTCGACGGTCCCCTTGGTGAAGGTGGCGTGGAGGTTCAGGCCGTGGTAGCGGCTGCTGTTGTAATGCATGTTCCGTCCGCAGGGGGCTTCCATGTACCAGAGGTCTGCGAATTTCGCCATGGTCGCCGGCCGTTTCTTGTTGAGTTCTTTGAGGAACCGTTCGTTGGTCTTGCGGCAGTAGCGGTGTTCCCTGCCCGGGTTGATGCTGAGTGCGTGGTAGATCAGGTCTTCCTTACTGTAAAAGACGTTCACCAGATTCCGCAGTGTCTTCGGCGTGAACCGTTCCGCTCCCACATGGATGTGGATGCCGCAGGAGCTGTTGGCGAAGGCGCCGGCTCTGCGCAGGGTGCGGATGAGTTCCTGCAGGCTCGGGATGTCGTCGTAGGAAAGGATGGGGCTGACCACTTCGGTGCGGTAGTTCGTCGTTGCTTCAACGGTGCGTCCGCCGACCTTCTTTTCGGGATACAGGCTGGAATCGTTCATGGCTTTCCATTTCCGTCCCTGTCCGTCTTCTGCGATGTAGGTGTCGTAGGCGCCGCCTTCGTGGTATTTGCGTTCCGTCCCGAAGAAGGTGGCCATCAGGCTGGCCGCCTTGCTGCGGGTGATTCCTGTCAGTTCGATTTCGATGCCAAAGTGTTGTGTTTTCATAATTATCTCTGTCCTTTCTATATGTGCGTGTGTTCTTTCGGTACACTATATATCACTCTAAAGGCACACAATAGCAAGTCATTTTGAGAATAATTATGAATTAATTTTACTGATTCCGGTGTGCTTTCACCCGCTCTGCATGACGCTTTGCTTCTTCTTCCGTGCGGAAAGCACTCCAGCCGTTGAGGTCCTTCATCAGGGCCATGCGGGATTCATGGCTGGCTTTGGTCCCCATGCCAATGCGCAGGAGCCAGCTCCTGAAGTAGTACTTTTCGTTTTCCGGTTTCTTCATCGCAGGTTGTACCCGCTTTGCCTTGCGGGCCGCGCTGATCAGGAAGGCGAAGAGTTCCACCATGGCCCGGTTCTTTACGGCGTTCCCCGTGTCGGCAAAGCAGAAGGTCGCCGATTCTTCATTCAGGCGGATGCCCTTGTTGCCGTTCTGGCAGGCACCGTACACCTTGAAGAAGGAAGCAGCGTCGGTCAGGGCGGCTTCTTTCAGGGCCGTTACGCAGTCTTCTGTAATCTGGAAGTTCTCAGAGCCTGCAGCGCGGTTCAGCAGGTACTGCTGGGCGCTTAGGGTGAAGATCAAGCTGCGGAGGTGGATGCCGTCCATCCCGTCAATGGGAACACCGACTTCGATGGTTTCCGTTTCGGTATCTGCTTCCGGTTCCACCAGCCCTTCCTCTTCGAGGAAGCGGCGCAGGGCCTGCTGCGTCTTTTCGTCGTCGCATTCGATTTCCCCGCTGCGGAGGATGCGGAAGCCGCGGCCTTCAAAGGCAAAGGTCGGGGTCCCTGCGTAATGCAGCTTTTCGTTATGGTTGAAGGGAATCAGGCGTTTCGCCAGTTCCTTGCGGTCGTCCAGATTGGTTTTGATGGTCATAGGTATGTACCTCCTTTTTTTTGTTAGTACATATATCACTCTGAACGCCGATAATAGCAAGTCATTCTGGCGATTTAGTTCCTGTATCCTGAAAGAAATATGCAATCCCTGAAAGCACGAACCAGACGCAGGGAAGCGCCACGCCGTTGCCCCACATCTTGTACTCTGCAGAGTCCCGGTACGGTTCTTTCAGCCATTTAACAATCTGGTTTCTTGTCTTAGGCTTCGTTGTTTTACCCAGCGCTCTGCGGTGTGTCTCGAATACATCCTGCCAGAAGCGGATATCCTCTTCCGTCGGATTCTCCGTTGCAAGGCCGCTGCACCACCAGTCCGGGAATCCCTGGAGCCTTGCACACTCTGCCGGCATCAGGCGGCGGACACGGGCATAACTGTTGATGAGCGGCGGGTCCTTATAATCGGTAGCCACCAGGGAACTGGCTACTTCTTTTGCCGCACGGGTGAAATGGGAATTCTTGCAGGCACTGTAGGTCAACTCCACCACAGCGATGCCGCCCTGGTTGCTCCCCGGTACATTCCCCGAACGGTCGACGGTCCGGCAGGTATCGCTTTCATAGACATGGTTGCGCATATTGCGGGTGCCGTCCGATGTCTGCCGTACATCGTAGGTCTTCTTCTCCTCGTCACCCCTGCCCTGCAGGACCAGCGGCTGGTTGTTGCCGCCCGTCCCATACTGCGCCGTGAGTGACGGATTCACAGAGAGCGGCCCTTTGTACCTGGCATCGGCGCCGTGGTTCTCGAAGACGCTTCCCGGAACTTCCGCAATGACTGGCGGATGATGGGCTTCGGCCCGCAGGGTGTTTGTCCGCTCTTTTGTGACATCCATATGGATGCCGCCCTGATCATTCAGGCAGACTGTGCCTGCCGCTCCAGTGCCAGGCGCAAGATGCATGGCAGCACTCTGCCATGCTCGGAAGCCCTGCGCAGAATACCCTGACAGGCCCTCGGACTCAAATAGAATCTTTCCGGCACTTTGTCCATCAAAATCTGCGACAAGGTAGATGCGCTTTCTTCGCTGGGGGACGCCCCAGTATTGGGCATCGAGGACGCGCCAGGCCACAGAGTACCCGTTTCCCAGGATGCATCCCGCAGGCTGCCATCTGACACAGCCAGCCACTGAAACCGCAGGGTCTTTGATGCGGCAGATTTCTTCGAGGACCGTCCGGAAATCCTCACCCTTGTTACTGGAGAAAGCCCCGGGGACATTCTCCCACACGATATATCTTGGATATTGTCCATTCGTTTCTTCCCTCATTTCCTTCACGATGCGCACTGCCTGATAGAACAGCGAGGACTGCGAACCACCAAGGCCGTCCCTTTTGCCGGCAATCGACATATCCTGGCAGGGACTGCCGAAGGTAATGATGTCTACCGGCTCGATCTGTGCGCCGTTTACTGCACTCACATCGCCGTAATGCTTCACAGATGGCAGCCGTCTCGTCGTCACGCGGATGGGGAACGGCTCGATTTCCGAGTTCCATACGGGACGGATGCCCGCCAGGATGGCGCCCAGTTCGAAGCCGCCGCTCCCGGAGAACAGGCTGCCCAGCTTAATCTGTTCCATCATCTGCCACCTCCGCATACGGGATTTTCTCATCCCCGCGCAGGACAAACACACCTGCGTCCCCGCATTCGCTGATGTAGCGCTTGACGATGACGTCGACGAACTTTTCGTCCAGCTCGATGCCGTAACAGATGCGATTCGTCTGCTGGCAGGCCATAAGCGTCGAACCAGAGCCGAGGAACGGGTCCAGGATGATGCAGTGGCTCATGGACGAATTCTGTATGGGGTACGCCATCAGGGCGATGGGCTTCATGGTGGGATGCTCTTTGCTGGCTTTCGGCCGGTCGTATTCCCAGATGGTCGTCTGCTTGCGGTCGGAATACCATTGATGCCTGCCGTTCAGCTTCCAGCCAAAAAGACACGGCTCATGCTGCCATTGGTACGGGCTGCGCCCCAGCACCAGGGCGTTCTTCTTCCAGATGCAGCAGCCGGACAGATAAAAGCCTGCGTCCTTGAATGCCTTGCGGAAGTTCAGCCCCTGGGTATCGGCATGGAATACATAGATGGAAGCATCCTGCTCCATGTTCTGTTCCATGTTGACGAAGGCTGCAAAGAGGAACTGGTAGAACTTATCGTCCGGCATATTGTCGTTCTTGATCTTGCCGGCTGTTTCTTCCACATCGACGTTATACGGCGGGTCCGTCAGCACCATGTTGGCCTTCTTCCCTGCCATCAGCCGTTCATAGATCTCCGGTAGCGTTGCATCACCGCAGATGACGCGGTGGTCACCCAGGAGCCAGATATCTCCGGCTTTGGCGACGGTCGGCTTTTCCAGTTCGCCGTCGACGTCGAAGTCATCTTCTTTGATTTTCTTGTTGTACACTTTCGAGAAGAGCTGTTCGACCTCGGGTGCTTCAAAGCCTGTCAGGTCGACGTTGAAGTCGACGCTCTGCAAATCGACGATGAGGTCGGCCAGGAGCTGCTCGTTCCAGACACCCGTGATTTTATTAAGTGCGATGTTGAGTGCCTTGACCTTGTGTTCATCCTCGATATGGACGACGACACACTGGACTTCTTCGTAGCCCAGGTTCTTCAGCACCGTCAGTCGCTGATGCCCGCCGATGACCGTCATGTCGTAGTTGACGATGATGGGTTCCACATAGCCGAACTCCTCGATGGACTTCTTGATTTTCTCGTATTCCTTGTCCCCGGGCTTCAGCTGTTTTCTGGGGTTATAGGCTGCCGGCTTCAGCGACCCTATGGGCAGCATCTTCCATTCCATATCCGATGTCTTCACACGCTTGCTCCTCTCTGAAAGCAGCTGCTACCGCCCGGCCGTAACCGGCGAGGTGGTGCCACCTGCAATAATTCCGTACGCTGTCCCGTGACAGCTTGGTCTTCCTGGCGATGGCCTTGTAGCCCATCCCCTGCTTCCGCATGGCTTTTATCTGCCGGCGCTGGCAGTCATTCATGACAGGCTCCTTTCACACAACAAAAAAGCTCCGGGCCACAATGGGCCTGGAGCCAAAGTATTCAATTTCAGATGCCGGGTATCCCCCCTTACGAATTTCGCGTTTTTTCACGTTTGAGGGGGCGGCGGTCATGGACGGAAGGGTCACAGAGATTTGCATCCCCCCGCCCTACGGACGGATTCAGTACTTGTACTCGATGTTCCGGTCTTCGGTCATCGTCTTATGGTCATGACAGCTCTTGCAAAGGGGCTGCCAGTTCGTTTCGTCCCAGAACAGTTTCTCATCACCGCGATGCGGTTTGATATGGTCAACGACCGTTGCTGGGACGAGACGGCCTTTTGCTTTGCAGCGGATGCACCAGGGATGACGTTTCAGGAAAAACTTCCTGGCCTTCTGCCACACTCTCCCGTAGCCACGCAGCACCGCGTTCTTCCGTTCACCCTGGCACTGCCGTTCATGTTCCTCACAATATTTTCTTCCATACGGCACCAGCCTGGGGCAGCCCGGATATTTGCAGGGCCTCTTCGGTCTTCTGGGCATTTACATCATCTCCGGCATCAAAAAAGGACCGATGGCGTTCAAGCCTCGGCCCTTCATTCTTTTCTTGCTGATTATAGTATATCTTACAGAAGCCAGTGACATCAAGTGCTGCTTTAGTGACATTCAGTGACATTCGCCAGAAATCTCGATGTGTTTCAGGGCTTCGTCATGCAGGCGGTACACCTGGCGGACATGAAGTCCGAGAGTATCGGCAATGGATGCCCAGTCTTTAAAGGCCAAGTAGCGGAGTTCTAAGATGACCCGTTCCCGGGCATCTGGCACTCGGCTGACAGCCTTCATGATGTCTGCCTTGAGTTCGATCAGGACGTCGATAGCTTCATCCACTTCCTGTTCCATATCCATCATACGGGCGATGGTTTCTTCCAGACGGTGCGGATTGGGTGTCCCGCTTGGCGGCACCGGGCTGAGTGTCGATGACGCCTTGATAGCCAGCTGCCGCAAAGACGATACCTGCTCCAGCTTGCTGTCTATCTGTATGTTGATGTTCCGTGCCTGTTCCAGGTACGCCTTGGCTTCCATACGCTTTTCTTCTCCTTCTGTTTCCTGTTTCATAGTATACCCCCATTTTCTGTTTCCGTCATGCCCAGGTCAGCCTTTACGGCTTCAATCAGTGCGGCCTGGGTTCCGTCTTTGTGTTTCAAGACGTTCAGGATGCGTTCGTCAATCGTGTCCTTGGCTACGATGTGCTGTATGATGACCGTCTTGTCCGCCTGCCCCTGCCGCCAGAGCCGGGCGTTGGTCTGCTGGTACAGCTCCAGGCTCCAGGTCAGGCCGAACCAGATCAGGATGGAACCGCCTTGCTGCAGGTTCAGGCCGTGTCCGGCAGAAGCTGGATGGATGAGGGCCACAGGAATCTTTCCTGCGTTCCAGTCGGCGAAATCCTGCGGCTCCTTCAGTTCCCTGGCTTCCATCCGCTCCCGGATGCGGTCCTTATCGTGCTTGAACCAGTACGCCACCAGGACTGGCTTGCCGTTGGCACTTTCTACCAGGTCTTCCAGGGTCTCCAGTTTACGGTCATGGATATTCACGACGTTCTTGTCATCTGTGTAAATGGCGCCGTTCGCCATCTGCGAAAGCTTCAGGGTAAGCGACGCGGCATTGGCAGAGGTGACCTCGCCGTCTGGAAGCTTCAGTACCAGGGACTTCTTCAGTTCGTCATACCGTTCCTTCTCCTTTTCACTCAGTCTGACTTCCTTCGCTACGCTCACCAATTCCGGCATCTCCAGATAATCTGTTGCCTTCATGGACACAGTGATGTCGGCAATCTGGTGATAGATGGCTTCTTCCGCTCCCGGCAGTGGCTTGTAGGAATACACCACCATGCCGTTGCGTTTGTCCGGCTGGAAGTAGAGGTTCCGGTACTGGCTGATATATCTTCCCAGCCGCTCTCCCATATCCAGGATGCGGAACTCAGCCCAGAGGTCCATCAAGCCATTGCCGCTGGGCGTCCCTGTAAGGCCGACGATGCGTTTCACTTTAGGACGCAGGGCCTTCATGGCACGGAACCGCTTCGACTGGTGGTTCTTGAAACTCGACAGCTCGTCCAGAACGACCATATCGAAATCCAGGCGGCTGTTCTCATAGAGCCAGGCCAGGTTCTCGCGGTTCACGATATAGATATCCGCATCCTGCTGCAAAGCCCGCCGCCGTTCTGCCACGGTTCCCACGACCACACTGCAGGTCAGCTCTTTCAGGTGATTCCACTTCCTGAGTTCATCCGGCCAGGTGTCTCTCGCCACCCGTAGCGGAGCTACCACCAGCACCCGCTTAACTTCAAAGGCGTCATACATGAGGTCACGGATGGCCGTCAGCGTTGTCACCGTCTTGCCAAGGCCCATATCCAGGAACAGGGCTGTAATGGGATGGGACTTGATGTATTCGATGGCGTATTTCTGATAATCATGCGGCATGAACTTCATGCACCTCCGCCCCCTTTCCCATCAGGCATGTGGGCGATAGCCTTCAGGACTGCGGGAATATCCTCCATGGCATCCAGGACGAATACCTGGTAGCCCAGCCGTCGCAACATGGCATGGCGCTTCAGCTGCAGCGGCCTTGGCTTCTGCCCCGGCGCCTTTACTTCCACAAAGCCCATCTTCCCATTAGCCAATAGAATCAAGCGGTCCGGCATACCTGCAAATGATGGCGAAACAAGCTTCACTGCCTTACCGCCAGCCTTCTCCGTTTCCATCACCAGGTGGTGTTCGATTACTTTTTCTCGCATATTACTCACCTCTTTTTTATAGGGGTGCAGGTCGGTGAAGGTCGTTTCATAAACTTCCCTTAAAGACATTTTTTCTATTTTTCAGCCCTAAAGGGGGTTTATATATTGACCTGCACCGACCTGCACCCTTCCCTTTTTCTTACAGGAAATCTGTGACTTTCAGCTTCAGCCCATAAATGAAATACCCGGCTTTCCGCTTACGCCTGTCAAACCCAGTTTTCTCTAATGCTCCGTAAAAATCCGTCGTACTGCGGGTATACTCGTTCATCTGCTGGCAGTACAGCCGATAGGCCGTATAAAGTTCCCCGGACTTCTCGCTGAAAGAGGCATCTTCTTCACAGCAGTCATCCAGGAAATGCCGAAGCCAGTCATTCTGCCCGCGGTATTCATTGATGGCAGATGCGACGCAATCAGGCGTATCCAGGTGATAGTTCTTGGCAATGACCCTCTCCGCCCCTTCGATAATCCACTGCAGGATGGCAGGACCGGCTTTCTCCACCAGGTAGTCTGCGTAGTTCTTGATGTCGTTCTTCCCTTCGAACTGGGCCTTGAAGGGCATGACGATAAGACGCCGCCATGTCCCTTCGTCATTGGCGCCTACCCTGGGCAGGTGGTTCGTATAGAGGACCAGCGTGTGTGTCGGTACGAACTTGAAAGGATCCTTATACTTCTTTTCGCCGCTCACTTCATCCGTCGAGCAGAGCTGTTTCAGGATGGACGTAGATAGCCGGACACCTTCTTCCATTTCGGCGGCAATGATCATGCGCTTCCCCTTCAGCTCCGCCATTTCCGGACGGACGTTCCGCTTGCAGCCTGCCGTCAGGGCATCGGCAGAGATGCCGCCGCAGTAGCTGCCAAGGACGCGGGCCAGGGAGTTCCAGTAGGTCGACTTGCCGTTGCGGCCGTCGCCGTACGCGATGACCAGGGCTTCTACATAGACTTTGCCGATAGCCATGAGACCGCTGATTTCCTGGGCGTAGTCGATGAGCGCCGTATCGCCGGTAAAGAACTGCCGGACGGCCTGTTCCCAAATAGCTTTCCCTTCGATGCCCGGGTCTACAGAGGTACATTTCGTGATGAAGTCCGTCGCTCGGTGTTCCTGCCGTCCCCGCATCCCTTTCCGCAGATCATATGTATAAGACGGGGTGTTCAGCAGGAATTCATCTGCATCCAGTGCCTGGATAGGCATCTGGACCATGGGTTTCAGTGCCTGCAGGGCCGACAGGATATAGCGCATATCGCGGCGTTTCAGGACAAACTTCCGGTACGCTTCTGCGGCAAGGTAGGCGGCGTAGGCTTTGGTCTGCTTTTCCTCGATCATCTTCTCCAGGTTCCGTCCGCCCTTACGGATGATATCTTCCGAAATCCCTGTCCCTGCTAATTCCATGAGTGCCTGCTCGGACTGTTCATTAGCATCAGCCAGCTGCAAATCCAGGAATTCTTCCGCTGCACCGACCGCTGCCTGCCGCGATTCTTCCCAGCAGATGCCATCGTAGCGGATGAAATCCGTGCTGTCGGTGTAGCGCAGCTCATTGCCGTATTCTCTGGCGATGACCTTGGCCTGGCCGATATCCGAATAATCCTCCGGCCGCAAGGAGTCCCGGGTGCCAAAATCGTTGTTGTATTCATCCGGGCTGACGTAACCTTCCTGCTTTGCGATGCGCTTGCCGAACCGTACGGCACTGCCCCAGATAGTGTTCAGCTCAGTGTCGGGAAGCGGCGGGTCGCACTTTTCCGCTTCGTCGAGGAAAATCTGGTACGCCTTTTCCGTCGCCCCATAACGTTTGACGACGCGGCCGGCAAAACGGCTCATGGTGCTGTTCCGGCGTCCGGCCGGGATACTGCGTGACTCGGTATCTCCCACTTTGAGTACCTGGTCGATTGTCGTTTCCCCGTCCTGCCACAATACTTTCTCGACAGGGCAGCCATAGATGAACCGGGCCGCATCGAGAGCCGCTTCATCAAAGAAGGGATAGGCACGGTGGATTGCCCGTTTCAGTTCTGCATAGTGCTGTTCATCCGTGATATCCGGAATCCCGAAATAGGCATGGAAGCGTGGTCTGGCACACTTGCCGTCCTTGGGTTTCATGTGATTCCTTGATGGCACAACTGCTACCGAGACGTTTGGCAGTATGGCCAGGAGCTTTTCCATGGAAATCCAGTCAGCAGGATTCTCCGAGTGGGTGTTGTCACAATCCATGACCAGGACGTCGGCAGAGAGGAAATTCTCCCGCTTCCGATAACAATCTTTGAAGGCTACGCAGACATGATCGAAGGCGGCTGCCGCCTTCAGGTCCTCGGCACAGCTGATTTTCTGCTGCCTGGGATAGCGGCAGTTCGCTTCCACGCCAGCAAAGTCTGACCTATAAAGTGTAAAATCCATCTTATTTCACCTCGTTAATATACCGAATTGTTTTTCCTTTTCTTTGGGCGTACTGGATTTCTTTTTCCATTCCCGCCGAAATCACATCGCCAAAGACCCAGAGTTCGACGCAGCGGGACAATAGTGCGATATCCATAAAGAGTGCCAGTTCCCGTTCCGATTCTTCATCGAGGAACTGCGGTAGATACAGATGCGGTGCCAGAGGGATACATCCCTGGTCTACCGTATAGCGGCAGTAGGCACAGACTTTCCGGATATTTTCTTCTACATCCCCGGCATAGGGCGAACACACGTACACAACAGGCATGAACGGGAACCTTTGGGATTCCACGTTCCTGATTGCCTGATACGCTGTCGGGTCCGGATAATACTCTGCATTACGTTTCGGATTGTTTTCCATGCAGTTCCATCCACCCTTCCGCACATTCATCGCACAATACTGCCGTTCCCACCAGGTCAGCGTCACTGTCTGACAGGACATTCTTCAGATTGACAGGTACTTCCCTGCCACAGACCGGGCAGCGGCAGAAAACGTTTTCGTCATTGATTTCGACCGTCACATCGACACCATCTTTAAGTGGTTCTTTTACGTAAAACATGATTCATCCCTCCAGTTCCGTTTTGTAATAGGTCATGAGCATCTGCTTGCGCTGCTGGAAATCCGGGCAGGAATACAGCAGGCCGTAATCCAGGTGCTGCAGCCGGTCCAGAGCATGGATCTGCTGTGCAGTCAGATAAGGCCGGATGCTCTGCCCTTTTTCGATGCCGTTGGCCAGCCGGAACTGCTTGGCAGACATCCCCAGGACGATGCGGTTCAGCATGTCGGCTTCATTGCTGAAGTGATATGCCTTCGGGCTTTCATGCAGCCGGCAGATCATGTCCGTCAGCATGGGGAATTCCTGCCGGGCAGACAGGAGCGACCGAATGCACTGCTCCATCTCGTTGAAACGCTGGATATAGAGTTCCTTGAAGTGCATCGCCTTCGAGCCTGTGTAGCCCATGACCAGCATGGTGAACCCATCGCGGGTCAGCAGGTAACGTGGCAGTTTTCTTCCCCTGGCATCACGATATGTATTGCCCTCAAAATTGAGTGCAATGAATTCCGGGCTTAATCCAGAATTGGATGCAGTGATTCGTCCGATATCACGCAGAACGTTATAATGCTGTTTTTCAAAAGTCGCTGCAACAAACAGGCTGTCGACCCTTGGTACACCTCTCTGATCAGCAAACACGCCAAATTCATCTTCCGGAATCAAAAACTTCATAGCGAATCCCGCCTTTCTTAAAACAAACATCCGAGGAAATTCCCTCTGATAGTGAAAGGACAGGAATTACTATGTTAAGTACCGGGAAATCAATCTTTTTTATAAAATTCGCACTCATACCCGTCTGCCCGGAGCAATAGCCCTTCAGCCCACGACGGCGTCCGGCCCATCTGCTCACAGATGGCATCGACGCTAGTGTCTTTGGGACACTCGATAATCAGTTCATCATGGACATGGCCGACGATGGCGCAGCATCGCAGCGTCTGCATGGCATAGCAGAGGATGTCCCGGCTGATGCCCTGGACAATGTTCTCCACGAACTTCGGGCCATAGCTTTCGAGCCGTTCCCACTTCTTCGTTGCGCCGATGCCTTCATAGCTGACGGATTCCCCACCGAAGCGGTTCTCGCCTATCCGGGGCTTTACGTAGGAAAGCCGCCGTCCGCTGGGGAGCTGTATGAACAGCATGCCGCTCTGATACAGAAAGCGGATGCAGCCAGTCCGCATGGGGATACGTTCCTTGATGGCTGTCTTCACGGCGGCGTCCACCTGCCACCAGAAATCGACGATGTGCGGATTGGCCGACCGCCAGGACTGCACCAGAGGATACAGCTCATCTTCCGAAAGTCCCATGTCCAGGGCACCCATGGCCTTCAGCGCTCCTACGGAGCCGCCATAGCCAAGGGCCAGTTCTGCGATTTTCCCTTTCTGCCTGAGATGCCCGTTGACACCATGCTTTTCCACGGGAACGCCGAACATGGAGCTGGCCGAGGCGCAGTAAATGTCGCCGTTCCTGGCAAAGACATCCGAACGCCATGTTTCTCCTGCCAGCCATGAAAGCACCCTGGCTTCAATGGCCGAAAAGTCAGATACCACAAACTTCAGCCCCTGCCGTGGTACAAAGGCGGTGCGAATGAGCTGGGAAAGGACATCGGGGATGGAATCATACAGGTGTTCCAGGGCTTCATAATTTCCCTGGCGTACCAGTTCCCTGGCTTCCGAGAGGTCCGGCAGATGATTCTGGGGCAGATTCTGCAGCTGGATGTGCCGGCCGGCAAACCGCCCGGTCCGGTTGGCTCCATAGAACTGAAACATCCCTTTGGCCCGGCCATCCTCGCAGGCCGTCATCCCCATGGCCTGGTATTTCCGGACCGAGGATTTGGCCAGCTTCTGCCGGAGCAGCAACACACTGCGCAGCGGTTCTTCTGCCGTCTTCAGCAGCTTTTCTACCTGCTTTTTGCCCAAGGAATCGGTCTTCATCCCATGCTGTTCCAGCCAGCCGATCATCTGTATGACGGAGTTCGGGTTCTCCAGGCCCGTCTTTTCCTTCAGCACAGCCATCAGGCTGTCCCGGCTGCGGGCATCGATGACGATGGCATTTTTAGCCAGCGTCCGGTCGATGGCGATGCCCCGGTCATTGATTTCCTGGTCGAGATGATATTCATCCCATATCGGTTCCGGGACGGGATACTTCTTCAGCCGCTCCTGGATGGCCATTTCCACTTCCACGTCCCGTTTGTTGTAGGACTTGAACAGCGCCCATTTATCCGGCGCATGCTGAGGAAGGTTCCTTGTCCGGCCGCCATTCGATTTTGTTTCCTTGCAGGGAACACAGAAATAGCGGATCAGGTCTTTGCCTTCCTTCATCTTCTGGCTGTCCAGCTTCAGCACGGCTCCTGCGCCTTCCAGGGAAAGGGGCAGGCCCATATAGGCCGACCAGATCATGGAGCATTTCCATCCTGCCGGATTGAGGAACCTGGCACAGTCCTGGGAAAGCGGATGATGGTCACGGAACGGATCCAGGCTCATCCCCAGGTCACACAGGTAGCGCGACAGGCAGACCCGTTCAAAGCTGGCATTGAACGCCCACTTGGTAACGGATTCATCGGTCAGGGCATCCAGGATAGCGTTGGGGATACGCTCTCCATGCGCCAGGTCAACGACCTGCACTTTGCCGCCGTCCACCGAATATCCAAAAAGAAGGATTTCAAAGGCTGGCGATTCGGCATATTTGTACACGCCGCATTTTGCCAGATTGATATCGCTGAATGTTTCAATATCGATACTGATGGTTTTCATACGCTTCACCTCGAAAAAACGGCGAGGCACAAGGCCCCGCCGCTATTCACTACTACTTATTTCCGGAAGGATTCCATCTGCTTGCGATGGTACTCTTCTTCCCGTTCATCCCGGTGCCGAGCCATTTCTTCATCCCGCTGGTCTTTTTTGATATCCGTATAGATCATAGCCACGAAGAATCCTCCGGCGCACAGTGCAACTAGGCAGTACAGGCCATCCAAAATCAGTCTCATCATAGTTTCCATCATCGCACCTCCTTATGCCAGGAAATCATCATCGTCAGCCGTAGCAAAGTCATCTTCTGCACGCGGCTTGCCGCCAAGGGGTTCACCGTCACGGATTTTCTGCAGGTTGTTCAGGCCGCAGGCGATACCCTTGTTGCCATTACTGTTGAAGGCATAGAAGTTGATGGATGCACGGCCATAGACGCCGGAGTAGACTTCAGAGCGTTCCAGGATATGCTGGCAGTCAGCATCAACGATGCCCGGCTTGGTCGCCGAGTTGGCATTGACGAAGAAGCTATCTTTATAGGCATCATCGCCCGGGCGTTCCATGTCGCCGTCACGGAGCGGCATTTTGATGGCTTCGAGAGCTGGTACAGTGCGGCCATTGCCCTTGAGCTTGCTTTCGCCTTCTTCGTAAGCAGCCTTGATGGCAGCGCGGATTTTTTCTACGGTCTTTGTATCCGACTTAGGGATGATCAGGCTGACGCTGTATTTCGGCGTACCGCCGTTGATGGACTTCGGTTCCCAGACGTTGGCGTAAGACCAGCGCGTATTGACTCCGGTGATTACCTTGCACGGATTGACATAATTCTTGGACATAACAAGTTCCTCCTTATTTTTCATCATTGAATTCATCTGCCGCGGTGTACATGGCCGGACGCTTATCCGATGCCGGCACCAGGACTGGCTTGCCCTGCGGCTTTTCCACTAAATCTGACAGCAGTTCTTCGAACCGCTTCTTTCCGAGCTGTTTCGTCATCGCCGTGATGCCGAGCAGCTTCTTTTCATATGGGTCGAAGCCTGCTTCTTCCACTTTGGCGGCGACTGCTTCTTCGCTTACGTAGCGGCGGTTCGACCGGCCTTCGACCAGTTTCCATCCGTCCCACTGCTTGCCGGAAAGGGCTTGCTGCAATGCGTATTCCTTGACATCCCCGGCCCAGTTCACCAGTTCATCGGCCCTCTCCAGGACGGCTTCGATTTCTTCATCCTGCAGCGTGGACGGGACGGCAAAATCATACTGGGCCAGTTCCAGGTTGTACTCGGCCCGCTTGCGGCAAGTCGCCTTGATCTTGCAGAAACGGCAATGGTCACCAGCTTTGTACTCTCCTTCTCCTTTTGCCGCCAGTTCTGCCGCAGGTTTCAGCACCGTTTCGGCCCACTGGAGCAGTTCTTCCTTGCTCATGGTGCAGGTGCTGACGTTGTCCCGGCGGGGCTGGAAGATAGTCATGGACACCTGGCGGATATCATAGATGCCATCAAACAGGTTCAGCGCACCGAGGGCATAGCACATCATCTGCGGATTCTTCTCGGAATCCACCAGGACTCCCAAGCCATGCTTGTAATCGATGACTGTCAGGGTATCGTCGGCTACGATGAGGCAGTCGCCTGTTCCAAAACCGCCTGGCACCCACTGGGAAAAGTCCAGCCGCTGTTCGATCATGATCATCGGGTCCTTGCAGGATGCTTTGGCTGTGGCCAGGCATTCCATGACGAACTGCGCGTATTCATCAGTGCATTCCGCCATCTCCTCATCAAAGAACGTGAGTCCCTTCGTCGGGTCTTCCAGCTTCTGCCCCAGCGCCGTCTTCACCTTGAATTCACAGAGCGTATGGGCATCCGTTCCCTGGCGGGCGAATTCACTGGAGGTATCCGGCAGCTTGGCACATTCCTTTGCAGACGGTGGGCAGGCCAGCCAGCGGTAGCAGGAAGATGCGGACAGCACCGCATGTTTATCCGGCATGGCCAATCACCTCCAGTTCCTTCAGGAACGCTTCGTACTGTGCTGCATCAATACCGGACAGCTTGTCCGCCCCATATTTCTGGATGAGGCTGCGGACTTCTGCGGTGAATCCCTTGCGGGCCTTGTCGGCAGCGACTTTGCGGACATCTTCCAGTGTCAGCGGCTTTTCCAATTTCTCTGATTTCGCTTCCGAAGCTGTCGGATTATCTTCTTTCACCGCCATGACTTCGGAAATCTTCAGCAGCGCCTTGCCGCAATCGCCCAGGGCTGCTGCCAGTTTCTGCAGTTCATCGTTTTTCATATGGATTGACTCCTTTCACATGTCTTTGCATTGATAAGAGATGGATATTTCTGGCAATACTGCGGGTCGTGACGCTGATGGCCATCAGCACCGCCGCCAGTTCTCGGTTCAGCTTTTGCTGCTGAGCCAGTTTTTCAGGTGTCTGTGTGTACATCATCTTGAGTTCCTCCTTCCTGAATGGCTTATCCGTTCGCCCTTCACCAGTAATAGGACAACCGTGTCATCGTTAAGTACCGATTTCAAAAAAAAATCCGGCCACTTTTTTTTGTAGCCGGATCTTTTTCTTCTTAACGGAAGTCTTTGAGATGTTCCTTCAGGAGTGCATACAGCTTGTGTTTGCGCTTATTCACCGCTTTCTGGCTCAAGCCGACGGCTTTCCCGGTCGCCGCTTCGCTGGCACCATCGGCAAGCATCAGCAGGATGGTCCGGTCGATATCCTGCAAGGCCGCCAGTTCATGGCGAAGCGCGGCCAGCAATTCTTTCTTTATGACTTCTTCCTCTAAGTTGAAGTCATCAGGCATCTCCAGTTTATAGTCATCCCATGCCTTATCAGACGATACTTCATCGGCACCATGCCGCTGCTGGCGCTTATCTTCCCGCCAGAGCGGACGCATGTATTCACGATACTGTTCTTCAGTTGCCGGAATCAGGACAGTAAGTACCTTACGGCAGCCGATTTTTGACCAGCGGACTTCACAGTCCTTGTACTCCTCGGTGATGACGGTTTCTGGAGTGCGTTCCAGAGGAATGTAGTATTGCTTCTGTTTGTTTGTCTGTAGATTGGCCATGCGCGATCTCCTTCGCATAATGCGAAGCGAGAATCCACGCAGGCAGCCTGTCGAAATTGACCATAAGATGCATCCTCGCTTCTATGGCCAACCATCCCAGTAGGCTGACGTGATTAACTTTCCAGACCGTCTCTCGGCTCTGGGCGCACCCGCGTCCGGGAGTGAACGTTGAGACGGTTTCTCTTTTGCCCCCTAATATTAGCAATCTTCAATACATTTTCAGGAACCAAAAGAAATGGTAAAATGAAGTTAACTTACATCCCTACTATACAAAACGCCTCTCCCTCAAATTAGATGTTTTAGGAAACCGTAGGAAAAATAGGAAAACAAGGAGACCTACCATGTTGTTCAAAGAGGTCATACACGCTATTCGTCCTCATCTCATGAAAGATGCAGAAGTTCCTAGTTTCATGCGTAATCTTATCCAGATGCTCTGCGACATCCCTGAAGACGAATGGTATACAAAAAGAGACCCTTCCTCAGAAGAAAGCTATAAGGACGGATCTCTCAGAAAATTCTATACAAGTAAGCCCACCAAAAAATTGGCAGGAAAAATGTTATCCCGTCTGACACGAGATAATTTCATCGAATCAATACATGATCCAAATCGATCAGATATTGTATTGGATGGGTTAGCAGAGGATATAGCACCATTTGCTGAAGGCGTAACCAAAGATAATGTCGGTGAAAAGCTATTCGATTTGCTAAAGCGTGGTCTCGAAGAGCTTATCGATCCGACATTGGAAAATACACGGCGTGAACAAGAAGCACGCTATAAGTCAACTCAGCTGAAAGGACAATATGGCAGTGGTCTGCTAGATGATTGCAACAATACCTGCTCTATGCCAGGGTGTTCGCATCATCTCCAAAAATTTGCTGATGACGGAAGAAGTACTCCCGATTATGAGGTTCTTATCCTCAATGAAAAGAAAACGCCTTCTTTCTCAAATATCTGTGCCGTTTGTCATGATTGCTTTGAACAATATATTTTGAAACATACAGCACACGAACGTAAGGAACTCGAAACAGCAAAAGAACTGCAGATTGAGGCCAGAAAAGCAAGAAGTACAATATCCGACGTAAACATTGATAAAGGCATAAAGATGGTTGTTGAAAGCTTGATTAACTTAAAGCCAAGCACTTTAACTTCGTTAAATTACGAACCAACTTTTATTGCAAATAAAATTGATGAAAACGAAAATCTTTTCCTGGCAGAAATCGTGAAAAATAATGTTACAAAATACTTTTTCTATATCAATCAAATCATGCAGAACCTATCACGCCAGAAACAATATTCAGATGAGTTAGTACGTGTTGAAATAAAAACTATTTGTCAGCGTCTGGAAGATAAAGGACTTTCACAAACTGCGATATATGAAAGTATATCTAAGCAAATCCACCGTATAACAAAACAGAATATGATTTATTGTGATATTGTTGTCTGCTATTTTATTCAATCTTGCGAGGTATTTCATGATTTTACCAAATAAACTTTTTTCATATAATGACAGTATCTTATCCAAGATGCCTTGTATCTTATGTAACCTGGATACTCCAAAGACTCCTGTCGAACTTCTGCGTCTATGCAGAGACATTCAGGGGCCTGTAGAACTCGTTGATGTTCTGGATTGTCTATACGCCCTCAGAAAAATCACATTAAATGACAAGGGAGAAATAGAAAAATGTTGATTGAAATATCTTGCTCCAAATTTAAAACTCCAAAACATCCAAAGGAAGCAATAAGCTTCCACCCAGGATTAAATGTAGTGTTGGGTAATAAAAATGGAGCAAATTCTATTGGAAAGTCCACCATGCTTCTGATAATTGATTTTGCATTCGGTGGTTCATCTTATGTAAAAAGCGATGCGGTGATTGAATTAGAAAATCATGAAATATTTTTCACCTTTTGTTTTGCGAATCAAGAGTATAGATTTTCACGAGATACATCAAATCCTGATGTAATTCGTGAATATCTGTCAAAAGACATCTGCAAAGAAATCAGCCGGCGTGAATACACTCAATGGCTTTGTCATCAATATGCAATGGATTACCCCGGAGTTTCATTCAGGAATACAATCAGCCGCTTCTTCCGTATCTATAAGAAAAGCAATATCGATGAAATGCAACCGTTGAAAAGCAGAGAATCAGAAAACAGCACGGATGCAATCAATGTCTTGCTCTGTCTTTTTAATCACCATAATGAGATTTCATATTTACAGGACCAGTTAAAATCCGCTAAAGATAAACACTCCGCCTTTCGTACAGCACAAAAATACAACTTTATTGCCTCTGCTATTACACGACAAAAAGAGTATGATGAGGCACAATCAAAATTAGCCGAATTACGTCAAGAAAAAGAAGATTTAGCCTTCTCCAATAATTCCTCTGTTGATACAGAAGAAGTGAAAAAGGCTAATAAAATAAATGAACTGAAACGATATCTTCGTGATGCCAGAAAAAAGCTGGAACAGAAGAAAAACGATATTCATCTCGTCGATTTAAATCTTCAGCTTGGGGTTCAACCCACGGAAGCAGATTTGAATAATCTCTTGACATTCTTCCCCAATGCCAATATTGAGAAACTAGCTAAAATTGAAAAATTTCACCATAAGATACAATCTATACTCAAAGATGAATTGCTTGAAACAAAGAAAAGAATGGAACAAGAGCTAATACCTCTCCAAAATCAAGTGGATAAAATCCAAAATTACATCGAACAGTTAAAACCATCGATGGCATTTAGTGACGAATTTCTCACCGCTTATACTAAGCTCGATCATGAGATAACTACTTTAGAAAATGAATGCGATAATTTTATCAATCTGCAAAATTTAACTAAAATCGAAAAGCAAGCAAAGACAGCACTTGAAGAACGAACCACATTGCTTCTGCATCAGATGGAAAAAAGTATTAATGATGAAATGGAGAAAATCAGCGACTTCATATCTCATGGTGAGGACAATGCGCCTATTCTCCGGTTGCTAAAAAGCAACAGCTATACCTTTGAAACACCGAGAGATTCAGGAACTGGCACCAATTATAAAGGAATGCTGATTTACGATTTAAGCATTTTAAAATTGACACCACTGCCGGCTCTTGCTCACGATTCATTATTATTTCCGAATATTTCCGATGAAAACTTACGGCAACTACTACAACTGTATGCAACCATCAGGGAAAAACAAATCTTCATAGCATTTGACCGACAAGACAATTTAGGGCCAGATATTTCTTCTCTGCTCAATAACCATGCAGTTATAAAACTGGGGCCAAACGATGAAACCCTGTTTGGTATTCAATGGGGAAAGAAAATCTAAAAAAACGGCAGTAACGATAAAAAGCTATCGTTACTGCCGTATTCTTATTGCCATCCTTTTCTTCTCCTTTGCCTTAAGGTCACTCCACTATTTCCAAGCACAAAAAAAGCCGGCTATCTGCCGACGTTTGCCAAGACCTCGCTATATATGGACTTTTCTGCTATGCACACCGTTCCCAATATTGTATCAATCCCAAGCATCTTTGCTCATAAGCACTAAATCCTTTCTTATCCTCTTTGCCCAAAGTAACAATGTGAGTCAAAAGACGAGATACAGCCTGCGGTGTATAGAATTCTCCAGCCTTCTGTCCCATATCAGAAGCAAAGTTTGCAATCAAATATTCATAGCTATTACCAAGAATGTCCACACTGTGGCTGTCCAGATTCAGCGGTGCCAATGCGATCATAACCTCAGAAATCATATCATTCTTCTTCTGTGGGGTAGATCCCAGCTTGGTAGACTCAAGGTCTACATCAGCAAAGAGGCCCCCCAACAGATCCGAGTTTGATTGTTCCAAATCACGGAATCCCTGCTGCAGGTGCTCCAGTTGGAATTTCTTATCCCTGATCTCATCAACCAGAGCCGTGAAGGTGAAGTCCGGCTTAATTTCATAATCCATATCCATGGCATCAAGGAGGTCATCATGGAAGTCCTTATCTTCATAAAACCGTTTGTAAACTTCCTGACGCTGGCTCTCCGTCTCCACTGCACTAGTATCTACTTCGCCGGAATCGACCAGGACTTTTGCGGCAGATTCCAAAGTTTTGTCAGACAAATGTTTGTAGAAAATAAGCCCAAGAGCATAATTCATATAGTCAGCAGCGCCCATCGTCTGACGCATTACATTAGCGGAATCCCAGAGCACCTGTTCCAAGCTTTTTGTTTCGTTTCCCATTGTAATCTTCTCCTTTATTTTACGCTAGCCTTTTTCAATACAGAAAGAATGCCATTCAATTTTTGTTTTGCCTGATTTGTTTCTAAGTAGTATTGATACAACGCAGTCGCATATAGTTTCCCGATCTTTTCCTGTTCATCCAACGGCGGTAGTTCTATTTTTATCTGCTTTAACTGCTGCGCAGATAAACGCGTAATGACCGTCCCCTGCAGCAAGATATTGATTTGTTTCTCTAGGCTTCCCGATTCATTCAAAAGCCAGCACAGATACCAAGGATTGAGCCGCTCCCGATTCACGTTCATAATAGAGAATACCTGGCTAATAAATTTGTCCTTATTCTCATCAGACAGTATGGTTGCTGCCATATGAGACGCACCGGAAGCTTGGCGGTAAATAATGCTGTTTGAGGGATCTGCCAGCTTCATTCGATAGAAGTCATACTCAAAATCGGCATTCGTGTACCTTCTATCTCTCTCATTAATAGGGAGGCGGGCCACATTGAAACCTGACACAATCTCGGAGACACTTCCTAACTCAATCATGTTTTGCTCTCCTTTGTACAATCAATAATGTACTCATTTCATGATCATATAATACTGTAGGATTACAATACATGTGTTACACATTGAAAACATGAAAAGCGAGATA